GGGATCTGTTGAACGAGGCCGTTGTATTTGTAAAACTCACCAGTTCCCATCCATAGGACTTCGTCACCAATAGACACTGCTGCGTTTGGTCCCGCGATCGTGGTGCCCGAGGCAAGCTCATTGACGCCAAATGTAAAAGGTGGGCCGGTAAACTGCAAACCGTGCACGGATGAGTCGGTGATAACTAGCGTCAAGTTGCGAGTGGGCACAGCCGTAATGATTTCGCTACCCGACCCGATACGCAAAGAACCCGCAGTGTTGTCTGCTCGAGACTCCCAGTCAGTAATGCTTTCTTGGGATGAGAACCTAATAAGCAAAGGGTCAAGAACGCCGGCATCGGTCTCGCTGTCCACACCGAAAGCCACCATGTGCCTGTCGCGCTCAGACAAAACAAGAAGGTTCACTGTCGTAGGTACAGTGTTTGCGCCACCTAATGTGCTGATGTTTACGCCGCGGGAGTTAAAGCCGTCGGTGCGGTTCCAATAGTACACGCCGCCGCCTCTTGGAGCAAAAACAAGATCCTCTCCAAAATTTGCGTGCGTCCAAATACGGAGCTGCGCGCCCACAACGGTTGTTGATGAGGCAGCTCCCCAACCGTCGGACCCCCAAGTTCCTGCGCCCCAACCTGTTCCAACCACAGATGTGTCAAGGCCCGTATTGACTTGGTAGGCCCCCACGGTCGAAGAGCCGCCGTTCCCCGTGTCGCTGGCGTTGGCTGTGACTGCCGCCTCAATCCGGTAAGTGTCCGTATCTACGACACTTGTGACCTGATATTCCAAATTAAGAACCGGCGCGGTAACGACGCCCCCGAGAGACACGGCGTCCGTGAAGGTGACAAAGTCGTTCCGAAGGGCCCCATGAGCGGTATCCGTAACGGTGAGCGTGGAGCTTCCGTCAACAGCGGCAAAGGTGACATCGCCAGCAGAGGTGGTGAGACGAATGGGAGTGATGTCGGAGTATCCACCACCTCGACCAAGGTAATACTTTAAGTGTGTCCCAACCCCCAGAAGCTGAGTGCCGTCCAGAACGCGCCAACCAAGCAGCGCGCGGCAGGTGCCCAGAAACTGTTTGGCTGAGATCTTAGCCCAACCACCGATAGTTTCGGGCAGGCCGTCACGAAACCGCACGCGATTGCCGTCAAACCAACCGCCCTCGTTTGTGTAGGCGGTGGTCTCGCGGTTTACACCCGGCTTAAACTGGAGTTTTGTGAGGGGCACGCCACTCTCCTGTGAACAAGGTGAGCTATTAGGCCCAGAGACTTTCATCGGTAGCATAATCTTGCGGGATTGGGTCAAGCAATTCGATTGCGTCAGACGCGGTGCGAATTGCTTGTAGAGTGGCCCAAATGGCGTCCCCTGCGTCCCATTCCGCAGCCTGTGCAGTGGTCCAGTTAGCTTCCCCTATCTTGGCGAGAACTGCGGCTTGCGCCGTCAGGTTACGCTGCTTCCACTCGGGCGCGATTGCTAAGATACGACGACCCGCCTCGGTTTTTACCTGCGCCGTCGTTACGGGCGGGGGCATTAGGGCTTCAAGCTCTTCAGCATCCAACTCAACAACTGACCATTGCTGCGTCCAAATACCTTCAACTAAGGCAGGCGAAGACTTGACTACTTTTTGGGTAGTATGATCGAAGTCAGGTTTTGCCCACTGACGGACTGTAACGTACAGGTCCAAACTTGGTCGGAAGTTAGGGCTAGGAACTGTGCAAAGCGGATCAATGTCCTGCTCTGTCATTTCCAATTCATCCGATAATCTAATAAAAGTGTTCATTTAATTTTCCTCATTCATCCGCTGTTCTTGTTGATGGAAATTGCCGTTCTTCACCGGGCCAGATAATGCGGACTGCCCCGGTAGCCGCCACGCTACCCGTGCTGCCGCCGCCGCCGCCAAAATCTCCTCCCTCGGCTGTGATACCTCCACCTGTACCCCCGCTGCCGCCAGTGCCTCCGGTCCCTTGTGACGGGGAGCGAGCGACCCCTGCAACCCCTGAAGCACCTTCACCTAGCACACCAACGCCGCCACCGCCGCCACCTACTGAGCCGCTTTGACCACCACCGCCGCCACCGCCGCCACCGCCACCGCCATTACCGTTGGTGCCATCGGAATTGGTATTGCCACCGCTGCCGCCGTCGCCCGAGTATCCCCCAGCTCCACCGCCGCCGCCCCTTCCCCCTACATTTACCTGGTCGCCGCCTGAACCGCCGCGGCCGCCTGTGCCATTAAGAACTGCACCGCCGTTGCCCCCGGTGGACCCACCAGCGGCCCCACATGACGTGCCATTAAATGTGCTTGATCCTGCAATAGGCCCAACATTTACCACATATGAATTTCCGGGGATCACATCTATATTATTGGCAAAAGCCAAAGCTCCACCGCCGCCGCCGTGAAGCCTGCCGCCCCCTCTCCCATCGCCGCCGCCGCCCACACACACAACGCTAACCTTTGTTACCCCCGCTGGTGCTACAAAAGAGAAAGTGCCCGGAGTGGTAAAAAGCTCTTGGCCGGGAGGGGTTAGACCAACCATACCGATTAAAATTTGCTGACTTGGAACGGCCATTACGTGAGCCCCGTTCCAGAAATAATCCATTCAGTTGCGGTCAACTTTAACGCCGTGGCAATACCGTTTGCTGCAAGCGTTCGGCTGCCAGTTGCCCCTGCACCAGCAAGGCGCATGGTGTCCGTTGTTATGGCGATCGTAACCACACCACCGGAAACCTGATTAACAAAGGTAACAGCGGTTCCAATGGGGAAAGCAACGCTACCGTTTGCTGGAATAGTAAATACTCTAGCTGTGGTGTCTGCCGTAGGGTGGAGGATATGTTTCCCACTGTCCGCAAGAACAAGAGTGTAAGCTGCGGATTTACTGTTTTGGAGCAATAGGGGAGTCACGCCCGTATCCACAGCACCGTCCAAAAGGTTCAATTCGTCAGTGGTGACTGTGGCGCCTTCCAGAATGTTCAACTCGGCAGTGGTGACTGTGGCGCCTTCCAGAATGTTCAACTCGGCAGTGGTGACTGTGGCCCCGTCAAGAATGTTCAGCTCAGCAGTGCTGACTGTGGCACCGTCCAAAAGGTTCAATTCGGCGGCTGTGGACGTGACCCCAAGACTCGCAAGAGTAACCAAGCCCATCTCCACCACGGCCGCCGCGCCGCCCGCTCCGTCAGCGTAAACAGTCGTGCTGGCTCCGTCAGCTATGGTAACATTGGCGCCCGAACCTTGAGACAATACGACCTCTTGGCCGGAGTTGTTTACTACAAAATACAACTTATCTTGGTCATTAGGCGAAATCGTAACTGTGTTAGAGCCGCTCGGCGAACCTCCAAAAACCAGAACTTTGTAATGCCCGTCCGAAAGAGTTCCGTCCGTTGTGGTCAAAGTGTGCGTTGTGCCTGAGAGAGTAATAGCACCCACGCCGTTGGTCATACGATCAACAATATCAAAGTTTAGATTTGTGCTGTCTCCCCACAAGCCTGTTTGTTCGCCATTGCCAATTTTCTCAAGGCCACTGTTTGCGGTGTAGGTACTTGCCATGGCTTAAGCCTCTATATACGGATCAGGTTTCATTTGAGTATAGCTCGTTGTGGACTACGGCGCAATAGGGCTCCAAATGTTGCCTGCGCTAGGTACTATTCTCCCCCAAACAAGGACCCCATCTTCGTTGGTTGCAGTCGCTGCTGATAGACCCACAAGGGTCACTATGGTCCCAGTCCCTGCAAAAGCGGATACAGTTCCGCCTGACGCGACAAGGGCAACACTTTCGACAAATGCACGTTGATTGACCTGCGTAGTGACACTGCCAACTTCGCCAACGGCACCGGTGGGCAACGTGACAGGTTGCCCCCACGGACCTTGGCCCCATGAGGACCTGCCCCAACCCTCAAAGGTGGCTAACCCGTCCTGCCTAATCGACGTCACTAGCGCGGTCGCAGAAACACCTACAAGATTTACTAAGGCTGTGCCAACCGCCGGCGTAGAACCCACCGCTGCTGTGGAAGAAACCCCCACAATAGTAACGGCGGCCTCAGCAACAACGCTCACGCTTCCGACACCGCCTGTGGCAGAAACGCCAGAGTCCACAGTTGGAATAGCGTTGCCCCATGGCCCTTGTGACCACGAACCCCTGCTCCATCCACTGCTATCTGTCATTGTAAATCACCCTTACACGGCTGAGCGACCTATGCGATACGAATTATAGCCGCCGTTGCGTTTGCCGCGGGGAACACAATCTGAAAATCACCCGTGGTTGACGTTTTATCAGCTCCAAAATCCAATACCAATACAGACGGATCGGCAGCCGCCGTATCATTGTAAATCAAAGCCCCTCGCGCCGTAATCGTGGCTGAGGTAAAAGTGATGTCGTTAAAATCGCCAAACGCCGTGGTCCCGCTTACTGTGGGAGTGACGTTTGTAAGCGCCCCGCCACCCGCTGCGTAAGATCCCGAGTCACCCACTTCATTTGTGGCTGTGTATGCAGTTGTGGCAGCGTCAAACGATGCGCTGTTGCTATAGAGCGCCAGCTTAAATGTGTTGCCGGTACTGGCAGTGAAGTTGTGCACGCCTTGCAGGAGTTCCTGCTTGAACGAAGTGCAAAGAAAGTTTCCCGAAAAGGCCATATCAAAGTCTCCGTATGAGGTCGGCCAGCTCAGAATGGCCAGCATCTATAAGTGCACTATACACGGTTGTGCGGTCCGAGGCGATAGCTTCTCTGATGCAGTGTGTCACCACAGAACTAACCTGCATTTTGTAGGCGCGTGCTTGTTCCCGGATCTCAGGTGGCGCGGTGTCAGCAACAGACACAATCTTGTCAGCACAGCGCTCGCCATGCTCCTCTGCGTTTAATCCGCGACCAGAGGTTGTGCGCACCTGCACCATGGGCGTTCCCATTATTCCAACGTTCATCATGCCCCTACTTGCCCGTCGTGATAATCATCGCGTTTACTACGCACGTCGATACCTGTCAACTGACTGAGAGCTTCAGCGTACTGCTGGCGGTAGGTCGCCATAAGATCAGCCTCACCCTTGAGATAAATATAAGCCTCAACGATTGCGCCGTTAAGCAGCACACCCCCCGCGTTTTCACCGAGCCACGAGGTGCCCGAGTCAACGATAGAAACGGGATCGTAGTAGTAGTGGATCTCGGCGGTGTAATCCACATCTGTTGAGGGAGCGACGATGAAGTTTCCCGGACTGGACAAAACGTCTCCGTCAAATTGCGCGTAGTATCTAGGAAGCCCTGTCGTCGTGGGGTTCGGGTATGCTTCGCGCAAAAGGTTGACGTCCTTGTCGTACAGGTACGAATAGTTCCCAGCGGCATCAATCAAAGCAAACGAGAAAACCGACAGAAAATCAGAGGGCCTAGCAACATACTGAGAGCCAGCCGGCACTGTGGCCGTGGCATTCTTGCGAAGCTCTGGGATCATAACTGTGCGATAGACGCGCTGCTCAGTCTGTTTAACAAAACGCGGGATGTTGCTCACGAACGTAGGTTCGCGGCTCTCGGTGTAGTCTTGGATCAGCTCCACGAGCTCAGTATAATTCATGGGTCAGTCTCCTGTAACGACGGTTACGGCGCCCACAGCGCTGGTGATGTAAATCTCGGGATGACCAACCGGCCGCCAACCAAATAGGCCAATCGACACCAAGCGGTTTCTATCTGGACGCGGCTCACGGAGCGCCCGCGGATCGCTGATACGCAACCTGCCCACAAAGTTCTGAGGCTGATCTGGATCGAACACGTCCTTCCCGACCCGCAACCCAGTTCGTTTGCCGTTGACGTATTCATAAACGAGATCTGACAGCAGATACTGAAAACCCGTTTTGTCGCAAATCCCAATGGCTTTGCTACCCCGTGCAAACTCCCCCATCACCACACTCCCGGTGAGAAGAACGTTGGCGACTTGTCGCGGTCTTCAGCCGCCGCAAGGGCGAACTGCTCGTCGTAGAGTTGCTTTAGGATCAAAACACGGCTGGCCGCCTCGGGCTTCTTCGAGGCAACTCTGAACGCCAAACCCGCAACAAGGGCCGGTACAAACCTAGCGGGAACTGGTGCGCCTGCGCCTACGCCAGATGCCAAACCGTCAATCCCAGCAAGTCGATAAAAGAACAGCTCGTATTTATCGCTGGTGTCAGGCACCGGCCAGAGCGTCATGTTTGTGGTGAGACCCCGATCGATGTAAATCTGAGTGGGCCTGCCCAGCAGAGCTTTGACGGACTGTGCCGCGTATGTCGAGACGCTGATCCTCGACAGCTCGGTGTCAGTTTGGCTGGTGCCCGTTCCGGTACGCAGCTGGTATTCAATCACGTCAATCGTTTCGGCAGGGGCCGCATACGTCGACTGGCCCGCAATCAGCGGTATCGTTCCCGAAACCACTGTAAACAGGTTAAGACCGCGGTTCTGCCATTCAAGAGTCAGCAGGTTCAGGCTACGTCGCGCAGAACGCATGTCATAGCCTGAACGCATCTCAACGCCGGCCTGATCGTATGCTTCTTCAAAAAGCTCTGCAATATCTGGGACAACAACCGGCATGGATCACTTCCTAAACTTAGCCGTCTTCTTGGCTATCTTCTTCGGTTGTGCCACAAACTGCTTGCCTTTGCGAGTACCTTTTTGCTTGGCCTTTGTGGTCGCGGCATATTCGGCAGGGCTGAGCGCATCTCTTGCCTTCTTGGGCAGGTATCGCTCCCCTGTTGCCTTGGCGCCTTGCGTTGAAGGTTTGCCACTCTTGGTTCCCCAAGACTCCTTCCCCCAACGCTTTAGGCTTTTTTGCGGCTTTTTCACAGGCCTACTTTTTCTTGGCTTTGCCGCCGCGTTTCATTGGCGTAGGCTTGGCAGCTTTGCCGCCGCGTTTCATTGCCATGGGCATACTGGGTTTCGCCATGGGCATACCGGGTTTCGCCATTCCCCCACGCATCATCTTCGCAGTGCCGCCGCGCTTCATCGCTTTAGGTTTCATCGCCATTGGTCAGTCTCCGTTTACGGTTAACGACGAGCTCTTCATACTCGTCAGTGGGGTACGTTTCATAGTAGCCCAGTTGCACCAGCCTGTCACTAGCCTCAACAACTGTGCGCAAATCTTGAATAAACAGCATAGAGTAGGGTTCGTCTGTCCCGCTTTCCCACACGTTGTCTGTTAGGAAATCAAGCTCCGCGTCACCTGCGTCGTATTCTGGGTGGAACTGCATACAATGCAGATGCGGGAAGTCTTCGTGCATCTGTTCAACAAACAGATGGAGAATGGAAATATCTGGTATATTGTAGGACGCCACGACCGTCAGCTCTTTACCTATATTTACGAATGCGGCGCACTGACGGCGGGACTCAGCGAATATATCATCGGTTTCTACAACAAGGATCGTGTCGTTGCGCCAAGCCTGCTTTGCAAAGGGGCACGCAGGTGTCCCGCCGAGGTGAGGGTTTGGAACCTCCAGAACCTCACGGGACCAGCTGCGCAGGTCAGCCTCAATCACGGTAGCCTCCCCCAGCCGCTTTGTAGCGCTTGGCAAGCATCTGTGCTTTGCGGGCGCTCCATTGACCTGCCGACCCGCCCTTGCTGCCCGCCTTTATATCGCCAAACAACCGCTTGCGCATCGTGGGTTTGGTATAGTTCCCAGCCTCATTGACCTTGGACTTTGAGGCTGGCTTCTTGGGCGACTTTGCCATTAGCGCATCGTGCCCTTTGTGTGACCCTTCATGCACGCCCCGTCGCCGCGTGTCACCTTGCCGCCAGCTTTCATATAGCCAACTTTGCCACCGGCTTTCATACCGCCCACGCCAGAAGGTTGGCTAGGTCCGCTAGGTCCCTCTTTGCTCCCACGCTCGTCTTTTTTATCAGATTGGGCAGCGTTAATCAGCATCGCGAGAGGGCTAATCTTTCCCAGAATACCCCCTATTTTTTTCTTCGTGACTGGCTTTTTCATCCGATTTCCTTTCAGTTGACTGCCCATCTGGGCTCTTGAGATTGACATTAGCAGTTCCACGCTCTCAGGCTCTTGTTGATCCGGCTATCAGGGTCTTTCGCGGTCTTGGATGACGTGTTCTTGGCCTTCATGCCTGTCATTCTAGCACAAAAGCTCTTGCGGCGAGCACTGTCTTTTTTGGTCTTTGGCTTGGGGGCGGGCGGCTTGAGGTTCATACCCTGCTTCTTGGCCGAAGCACGCCCCTTGGCGTTAAGCCCACCTTTGGGGTTTTTGCCCGCCTTGCGAGTCCATGCTGGAGATTTAGCCATCGCAAAACTCCTTATTCCACCAAACAAATAGCCGCGTGCGTCGCAATCGCCACCTGTATTTCGTCTTGGGTCTGGACGGTGTCGGATCGCGATCGCGTCGGCAGGCTGTCCCGCCATTCGGCGCAAATGGCCACCTCAGTCGCGCCAGCCTGCGTCATCGTATTTACGCAACCGCTCATCAGAAGTGGCATCAGAAGCGCGACGGTGAATGTCTTGAGCATTTTCCAAATCCTCTATCTTAGCGTCTTTGCGGTCATCCTTCACCGCGTCTCGACCTATTGCAAACACAAGGGATATGAGGCCCAGAACAGTCGCCGCGCCGCCGTATATCTTGGCCATAAGCCACGTCATTGGCTCTTCCCCACAGGGGTTGTCGTGACACTGCGCAGAAACAAGTTGGCAACACCCATGATTATTGAGGCCGACATACCAAGCAACCCTGCCTGTTCCGGTGTAATCGGCAGTTGATCCGCGTATTGCATTGCAGCGGCTGCAACCATGACAACGATAGACACGGCGTTCACTACGATTGTGCGATAACCTTTCATGACTTGCCTCCAAAGAACAACTGCAGCAATGTGACCAGCCAATGGGTTTTCGCCGGCTCGATGTCTTCCAAAACGTTGGCTGGCTGATCTTTCGTCACCGTCCCCTTGAGTGCACTGTGCATCTTGCCGCGCGTCACGGGTCCGCTTACGCCGTCGGCCTCGATCCCCGCATCGGATTGGAACGTAAGCACGTCCAACGGACCATAGCCCAACAGGACAAGCGCCGACCGGTCGTAGTAACGTAGCCTGTCAGCGTATCCGTTCAGCCCACCATTTACCCGGCGTGTGACCATCTCAATGTTACCCGCATCCACGTAACGAACAGGGACACGTTGCGACCAATACCAGACAGCCCCCATGCCCAAATATGTTGACGTCTCCAACCGTTCAGGATGCGTTTCAAAGTCAGGGAACCTGCGATCGCGACCGCGCATCCACGTGGTGAAAGAGTTATAATTGGCACGGCCCGTGACTTGGATATAACCACGTCCGCTGAACCGCTTCCCGTCACCGGCGCGCACGTTGCCCAAGTCCTTGCGGCCCTCGTATCGCTTCTGGGCCTTGGTTGGCCCCCATATCTCTTTCGGGTGACGCAAACCGGAACTCTCGTGCATGATCTGGGCCATGAATTGTGCCATTTGGTGAGGTCGGCCCAGAATTTCTGGGAAACCCTCCAGAACTTCGGCAAGGCTGTTCTTGCGCGTCGCGTATTTCGTATGACCCGTGATCTGGTCCAGTTGCGCGGTTGTTAGTTTCATCCGCTTATCTCCCAATTTCGTTTTTGAATGACAACCAAACAGCAGCGGTAATAAATATCAGCACTGCACTTGTCGCCATCTTGACAAAGGTTCGTCTAAACGTGGTGCGCGTGTCCCGCCATGCCGCCAAAAGCCCACGTATCTCGCTTAAATCCCCAGTGGCATTTCCGTCGTGTAAACCCAACTCTTCGAGGGCTGCCCGTGCGCCTTTTTTGGCGACGCGATCGAGCATCTCCTCCAGCTGGGCAGGGGTTAGAACAATACCTTCCATAGTCAATATCCCCTTATGCGTAGTAGATGGTCGCCGCCGTGATGTTGGTAATGGCGGAAACCACAGGGCCATCAGCGCAAACAATACCACCACCGGGAATGTCAGCCGTAACGGTGCTAGTCGGCGCAAAGTCCAAGTCAAGCACCACAGGACCTCCCGCCCCATCTGTAATGGTCAGTCTGCCCGCGCTCGCGCTCGATGTGACCTGAAGCCCGCGAAGGCGCGCTCGACCAACATCAAGCGCGCCCGTTGACGTGACGCGTTCCATTTGTACATCAGAAATGTGCATATCTGTGCGCCCCTATTACTGATCAGCAAACGCAGGTGTCGCAGCCGCGACGACACGGCCCGAGATCTGCCAATTGGTTGCGTTCAGAGCCATTACCGTCACCTGAGCAGCCCCGGTAACGTTGGCTTGGAACTTGGAGTTCGAGTTGCCGTCCGAGAATACCACAGAAGCAGCGCCGTCAGCGGTGCTGTCAAAAGAAACGCCGCCGATGAAGAAGTTGGCGTCGGCTCCAGTGTTGATGATAAAGTCCGTCGCATCGGCGGCACCGCCAGCATAAACGAAGGTGAACATCGCGCCTGCGACCGGTGCTGGCAGGGTGTACGTGTTGTCTTGGGAGCCATCTGGTACTAGCAAAACGCGACCACTGTGGTCCGCGTTGGTCAAGGTGACGTTGGCGTCTGCCAACGAAACTGGAAGGTCGCCGAGTGTTGAAACTTCGATGATGGTCCCTGTTGCCAGATCTTTGGAAACAACTTTGAAAGTGCTCTCAGAACGGAGTGGACCCGAAAAGGTGGAAGTAGCCATTGTAAAACCTCTTGCACAAGGGTTGGCCGTACAGTCTGTGCAAGTTCAGGGCAGGCGCCCGTCTGCACGGCTTTTGAGTCCTGCAATACGCTAACTCTATCACTGGTCTTGACAAAAGAAAAGGCCCCACCGAAGCAGGGCCTTTTGACGTGAAATCCTTGGTTAAAAGGATCAGGCGCCGGATGAACCAAACATACCCAAAGGATCGGAGGAACCGAAGCTGTAACGCTCGCGGGCCTTGTACCGAACATTGCCGCTGTCGAAGTCGCCTTCCATCGCGGTTGACATAGCCACACGTTCAAAGTGCTTCATGCCGTTCGGAACGTCCGTCTTGATAAACCATGCGTCATTATCAGTCAGATAATGGTTCACAGCGTAACCTTCAGGAATGGCGCCCATCACTTTCAAAGCGTTGGTGTCATTGTCAGCAGTGCCGGTGCGCAGCTCTGTTTGCAGGAGCCGGGTGGCAACAAACATCAAGGCAGGGGGCACAATCAACTTACGAACTCGCGCCGCGATCAAGAGACCACGTTCATCAACAAAGGCAGCAATGTCGATGATCGCCTGTTCGAGAGAGGTCTCGTTCAGGTCAGCATCCGTGCTAGGACGGTTACTGTTGGTGTTGCCCGATACCGTTGGGTGAGCCGTGTTAAACAAACTCACACCGTCGCCCGACTTGAACGTGGTGAAACCTTGGTTCAACAGTGCCGCAGCTTTCACCTGTTTGGTGAATGCCATGGCACGAGCAAGGGCCTTGGTGTAACGAGCCGACAACGAGTCGTACAGGTTGTCTTCCATCGCTTCTTCGGTGATCGAGAAACCCATTGCCACAGTCTCGTGATTGTAACGAGCAGTGAAGGCTTCTTGAGCCGAGTCGTACGAAATGGACGACCCTTCAGACTTAACAGGTGCCGCGCCAAAGCCCGACAACTTCACTTCTTCTTCAAAGCTACGCTCTGAGGTTTCCGTGTCGTAGATTTCCGCATGCTCGCCTTCGTACTTGGCGTACTCAAGTCCGAACAGTGCGTTAAGACCGGGAACGAGTTCCTTGATGGCCTGTGCGCGTGAAATGGTAGCCATTTACTGACCCTCCTTATACACCAAGCGCGTTGTCGTAGGAATGTACCCCGACATTGAGCTTGACGATGAACTCTGGATACAGATCGTCTTCCGTACCCTTAACGATGTCGACGATGCGAACCGCGCGATTGGCTGTGGCAACGATACCGGCGCCATTGGTGCCAACAATCAGGTTTACGCCCGAGTTGCCAGTTGTGGTATTGCCAGCTGTGGCGTACCCCAATGTAGCGTTCTTTCCGATAACACCCGGCCAACCCGACCCGTTGGTGCCAGAGTTGAACGTGCCCAAGGCTTCGGTTCCTTTAACTTGGAACAGAACCTCTGGATCATCCATGACCATCACAGAAACCTCAGAGCCGCCGCCAGTGATGACGTTTGCAGGGAGGTACTGATTGATAACGGGCTGACCTTCGGCCGACACGTAGTTTGCGCCTACACAAACACCAACGATGCCTGCAGTGGGCGCAACAGATGTGGCGGCAAGGATTTGGCCAACAGGTGAAGCTGAAACAGCGGAGGGAAGACCCGCGCTGCTAAGAACGACGAGATCACCGTTAAAAATGGCAGCTGTGTTGTTAGCTGCGACTTTGAACTCACGGATGGTCCCACCGCTGAACGGACGTCCGCCAATCGCTTGGATTGCACGGGTGCCGTAGGGAGTGGCTACTTTGGCCATGTCTCTCTCCTAAGAATAGGTTTCAGGGTAGCAAGCATTACTTGCCAAAATTCGTTTGACGACTGGTGCGCTCCGGGTTGAGAACCGGCATACGGGAGTCAGACTCACGCAAATAACTGTTGTCGACGGCGTCCATTTGAGCCTTAGCTTCTTGGAGTTGGCCTTCAGTGCGATCGTCTGCGACTTCTTGCGGGATGCTGCATAGGATGAGCCCCCCGATTTCGATATTCCCTTTGAAGCGCGAGCCAACATCGGAAAGAATTTTCAACTCAGGATGGTCAGCACTCTGAACAGGGACATAACCTTCGCGAAAACGCTTGGATACGTTCATGTTGTCCGCTTGGCCCAACGATCCTGTGCGAACCCAACGAAACTTAACACCGTCTTTGGGCTCGGGGGTGGGAATGATAGACTGACGCTTCCACGTTGATTTGCGCTCAGTCTTTTCGCGCGTATCTTGTGTGCGTGGTGTGCGATCTTCAGCCATTTTTTCCGTCCTTCATGATTTGCGCCGCGTACTGTTGAGGTGTCAGACCAAGGCGCTTGGCGAGAGCCACCGCAGTCGGAGAGAGGACAATCTTGCGTGGATTTTTCGACGAACGAGCCGACGGGGCAACCACGGAGCCTGCATTACGTGCCGGTGTCCTCACTTCTACTTCCGGCTCGTTGAACTTCTCAGAGAAGCGCTTCCGCATGGAAGCGTCCAACTCACTATAGTAGCTTTGACTGTTCGGATCAACACCGCTCTTTACAAGCCGCTCATGAACACCAAAGGCGTATCCGGTCATCTCGGTGTCCGTCTGGAACCAAGGGTTAGCCTCAGCCCAATCCAGCGCCTCCTTGGGAGGTTTGGCCACCTGCTGGGAGGGCGCAGTAGCCGCAGGCGCTGGACGGGTCTCGGGTTCCGGTGGAGCTCGATAGTTGCTCAACCGGTACATCTCACCTTGCAGAGAGTTAAGGTTTGTCTGGGCTTCAAGCATGGCATCGGCGTCACCCGCCTCGTATGCCTTCTTGTAATTGGCTTTCGCCGACTCAAGCTGGCTTTCAACGCGAGCTTTTGCCTGAGATACAACAGCACCTTGACCTTCTGTCAGGCGCTTGCGCATGCCGTCCATCTCGGTCTTCGTCGTTGTCGCGTACTTGACGGCTTCCTCACGTAGGCGCTCAGCGGCTTCACGGCCACGCCGCTCCTCGTGAAACTCATACTTCAGCTTGCTGATGCGCTTCTTTACGCTCTCGCTGTAGCCTTCAAGCTCGTCGTCCTCTGGAATATCAGGCTTAACACCCTCTGCACGGGGCGGCTTGCCACGGTCAGCTTCGGGCGTGTCGTCCTCAATTTCAATTTCAAACTCGTCGTCCGTGCCAGCACCTGCGGCGTCTTCGACATCAAAATCGTCTTCAGCTAATTTGTTCATGCTCTGCTATACCCGCGAGGGTCCTCCACAACGGCTTCAACGGTATCATCATTGATGATGCGAAATTCTTTCCCCATCACTTTGAAGCGAGTTCCTGAATAAGAGCGGAAAATTATGAAGTCCCCCTCTTCGCACCACGGGCCGCTCGGGAAGCGCGTCTTGTCAGAGTAGGCGGCGTCGCCAACCTTCATCACGAACCCAATGATAGATGCGACCTCTTCGGTCTCTTTGATGCTCTCGGGTCTGATAACGCCACCTTCAGTCTTTTCATCGACCTCTGGGATGGCGATGAGTATTTTATACCCAACAGGCTCAGGGAGTTTGGCTTTGAGGACAGGGTCCTCGGTTTTGTTGTCTGTGTACATGTCTACCTCTGCAGTGGTCTCGGCCCACCGTAACCGTGCGCGGAGTATCCGCGATTATCTGTCACCCTATTGATCTATGAAGCGTTCTTCCAGCGTTTTTATGTCCGCTTCAACAGCACACAACTCTTTGTGCCGCGAGGACACTCTGAGGTAGTCCTCAAAGTTCTTAACGCCACCTCCAATAAGGAACTCTTCCAAGGGAGCTTTGCGCTCCTTAATCCTGCGACGCAGAACGCCAAATACAGTATCTTCCATCACTCAGTCCCCTTATTTACAGAGTCGGTTAAACCCTTTGCTGCCGTTTGGACCAGCGCCGTGCCTGCCTTTATGGCCTCACGTTTCTCGGCGCTGTTGTCGCCTGCGATCTGAGTTGCAAGTCTGACACCCACACGGGCACCCTCTCGCTCGTTCTCGGCCTCAGTGCGCTCACGCTGCACTTCGATGTTGGCAGCCTTGTTGGCCATGTCCAGCTCCAGCTGGGCCTTTTCGAGAGCCATCTCGTGCTTGGCGACCTCTTCCTTGAGAGACTGCGCACGGTCCTTGATCTCCAGCTCTTTCATCTGGATCTGGGTCAGCGGGTTCTGCGCTTCCTCTTCTGCGCTATTCTGAGCGGCCTCCGCCTTGTTGGCTTGGAGCAGTTTCTGCGCAGCCATTGCGGTAACCTGAGACAGCTGAACCTCCACGTCTTCTGGCATAGGTTCGTCTTCTGCAGGTAGAGGCACACCCATCTGCTTCTCCAGCTCCTTGCGGTACTGGAACGCAACGTGTTCTGTTATGTGAGACATCATGGCGGCGCCAATGGCGGCCGCGAACGGCGACTGACCGATGATCTGCTTGAGTTTCGGGTCTTCCATAGCCGCCATGTGCACAGCAATGTGTGCCTCTTGATCCTGATATAGATAGGCTTTCACAGGCTCTTGCTTGAGAATGGCCATGTTTTCGCTAACTGGATCTTTTGGCGCGATGTCTTCAGGTAACTTGATGATCTGATCAGCGTCCTGAATACCCATAACCTCGAGCATCTGGCGGTGAAGTTTACCCATGTCGTAGAGTTGCGGTGCCTGCTGAGCCAACTGCAGAGCGGCCTGATACTGCACGATCCGTTGCGCCATGGTGGACGCGTTGGGATCTGACACAGGGATAACATCCACGGTCTTGGCATTGAAGTCATCGCGTCGGCTGAACTCTCCAACCACCTCGTAGATGTACTCGTCTGGCATGAAATCGTGGATAATCCGCGAGAGAATGCGCAGTTCTTTGTGCATTGCAGCGTGCATGCGGGCCTGTACGCCAGACAGAACCTTCATCGAACGTTCCATCAAGGCGAGCGTCGTGCCAACAGGCGCGTTTGCGCTCATGTCGCCAACCTGAATGTCAGCCACGGAGCCGATGCGCCGCCCCTCGTCCACGAGATTGCCCAGCAGCTGATACAGAACGCCAGAGGGCTCTTTGAACGGCAATGGGAAGATATTGTCGCGAATTGCACCGGCCGGCACATCAACGTCACGGAACTCGCCCGGCATCAGTGGGCCCGTTTCACCTTTTATACGCATACCGGTCGTCTTTAGACCTGCGGGTAGGTTGGAAAGCGTACCCGCGTCGATCAGCTGACGCATAATGGAGGTGGCCGACTTGGCCAGACCACCGATGAGGTGAATAAGCCCGGTGCCGTAGAAGCCCAGACCCGGCAGGTAGGAATAGTGCGTGAAGTGCATGCGCTTGCGCTTCTTCTCGTCGTCTTCATACCAATTTCTACGGATCGACAGAATGATCTTTGATGAAAGATCGATCGTGACAACATAGGGCCGCGCAATGCCGTCAGCATCCTCGAACGGCTCCGGCAGATCAATATCCACGTGCATTTCCAGCAGTGTGTGCCGGTCGTCTGCAGTCGCTGACCCTTCGCTGCCCTCAATTTCGTCGTATTTGTCCTGAATTTCGCTCGGTTCGGCGGTCGGCTCGGGCAGGTCAACGTCGCTATAGAAGCCCGACACCTGCAGCTTGAGAACCTCGTTGGGGTCCTTCTTCATCACGTGCGTATAACGAGGACAGGCTTCGAGGCTGGACGCCCCATAGCCAATCACAAAGTCCTCAGCCGGGACAAACACCGACACGGGGCGCTCCTGAACAGAGTCGTAGTAGACTTTCTTGAACGCAGACCCGGCCAGCGGCAGCTGGAACGTCAACTGCTCCATCTCGTCGCGATACTCTACCATCTCCTCTGTTATGAGGTAGTTCAGCTCGTTCTTGACACGCACAGACTGCTCGAACTTATCGCGGGTCATTTTGCCAACGATCTTGGTGTTGGCTGGACCGGCGGCGGGCATCATCTCGCTCATTGCCTGAGCTTGGAACCGCACCACAGCTTCAGACAGCATCGGGTGGAAGACACCAGAGGCGCCCTGCCAAGGCTTGCTCCGCTCCTCGATCTTCATCCCAAGCAGGTCAAGCCCTTTAATATAGGCGTTTGCCCACTCTTTCCGGCTCTGGCGGTCTGTGACAAAACTCTCAACCAGAGCAGACGCGATCTCTTCAAGCTCTTTCTCGTCAATCAGCTCGGCAAAGTTGGTGTCGTGCTCAAGGTCTTCCGGCTCCACCACATCATCGTTCACGATGTCGTCGTCAAACTCAATAATAATTTCGCCGTCCTCGGTCGCCATAGTCGTGATCTTATCACTGTCGGGCATCTTGACATCGATCGCTTCGAGATCAGGATTATCACTGATCTCAATGTCAAACGGGTCCATTGGTTTGGTAACGGCCATCACTGCTTCTCCTGTATTCTTCTGGCGGCACTATAACGGGTTATTTGGCTTCGTTCAATATCTCTAGCTTTGCAATTTTTCAAAATGAAAAACAACAGGCTGGGATATCACTTTGATAACACCAAACCTGACGCCCGCTTTGAATATAGGCTTTTCACGCGCGACAATTTCATGCGACCGCTCAAGCAAATCCCGCCAACCTTCAAGCGAATAGCTACCCTTGCTATTATTACACGGTGCACATGAGGGCATCATGTTTCCAACTACGTTATTTTCTGGGTTCATCAACCGGCGCTCACTCGCAGGGAGAGGTCTGCCCCCACAATCCATAGTTAAACGGGTTACAGGTTTCACATGATCGGCCTGCATTTTAACCATCACCTCTCCGCAGTATCCACATTTACCTTCGAACAACTGCCGCAATGTTTCGCGCTGATTTTTTGAATTTTTCCATTCATCAGTTTTCATCAATAATAGCCTTCTTGATCAAACCGTCTCCGCGCGAAATCATTCCACGCCTGACCTGACCCGTTGACCGGGGGTTTCGGCTTGCTCTAAAATTTATTCGTCCGATGTCATCAATGCGAAACTGCAAGCTATGCACCAAACCACAGTCACAGCACGAAATCTTGTAACCCTCAAGAGGGTGTATCCAGTCCGACCAACCGTCGTCGTTTTCTATTTCAGGAACGAACAGTCTACCCATCAATAATAGCCCTCAGTCATCGGTAGCCTATATACGGGCTCATCAACCTCATCTGTCGGCAGTGAAATAAACCCACCTTGGCGGAACCGCATCAAGGCCATGATACACGTGTCGACGTGGTCGTCGTTCGATCCGTACGGGAACGCGGCCACTTCTTCAACGACTTCTTCTGCCCAGCGCTTGTCTGGCGCCCAGACCAACCCAGACGAGATTATGTCAGCCACACTGTTGAGGCGCGCGGTCTTGTCGCCGGTGCCGCGGTGAGGCGTGTATTCTTGGATCGCCAGCCCGGTGCGGCGGAGCTCTTGGTACAGCGGCACACCGTTGGACTTCTTCTCCACGATGAACGCGTCGGGCTCCCACTCCCTATACACCTCTAGCGCGCGGATCTTCAGGTCGGGATACTCTAGCCGTTCCTTAATCGCATGGAGGAGGATAATCTGATAGTGGCCCTCTTCCTCGTTCATGAACACACCCCACACTGTAATCGACGTAAAGTCGGCACGGTTTGATGTTTCGGCCGCGGCGTCCAATGCGGCAATGATGTACTCGCAGTTCGGCGGCTGGTCCTTCAACCACTCCCGCCACCAATCCCGCTTGATTAACGCGCCCTCTTCTGACGTGGGCTTCTGCTGATACTGGGCGTTCCACTGAAACACCGGCATTGAAGCCTTGGTGCGCAGCAGCGCCTTCAGATCAAAGAACTCAGGCCACAGGGCCTTTTCAGTTATAATGCCGGTTTTCGGGTCCTCGTAAGACAGGATCGCTGGGAACTCAAACACCTCGTATTGATCCGAGCCCTCGTTCTTGGTCATGTCGCGCACAACCCGCCCGATCAGATCGTCCATGTGCCATCTGGTGCCTATAATGGCAACGGCTCCGAACGGCATCAGGCGCGTGCGAGCACCGAACGTGAACCACTCGTAGGCTTTTTCAAACACCGTGAAGTTACCGTTCAACACGTCTTGCTCAGAGTGTACGTCATCACAGATCAGCATATGGGCGCCACGACCGGCCAGCGCCGAGCCGACGCCGCAGCCGAAAAAGCCGCCTCCGTGGTTGGTATTCCAGCGCCCAGCACTCTTGCTATCGGATGAAAGTCGAACGTCCGGGAATATCTCTTTGTACTCTTCGGTAGCGATCAAGTTACGTATTTTACGTCCGAAATCCACCGCGAGATCTGTTGTGTGGGAGACCAGCATAACTTGATGCGTCGGGTTGCGCCCTATATACCATGCAGCGAAATACGTGGACACGAGGTGGCTCTTGCCGTGCCGCGGCGCCACGGAGACGCACAGGCGGTCTTTTCGACGAGCCTCGATATCCTCAAGCAGACCGGCGAGCCGGCGGTGGTGGGCACCAACCTTATAGTCGTGCTGCATGTGCTGGCAAAACGGTATCAGATTGTCGTGGATCTTCTTCACGCGCTGCTTCTCTGACAGATCAGTGACGATCTCGTCGAGTTCCTTCAACTCTTCTTCACTGAGCTGATCGACGTTGTTCATCAACAGATCGATGTCATCCTGTGTAAACCCCTTGTCCCGCATGCTATCTTTCAGCGTTTGACATGTTTATCTCGGCCAGCTCTCTAACGACACAGTCGGCGGCGCCCTGCATGGAGTAGCCACCAACCCTTCCGACTATTGCGTATGATCCGATCCTCTCAGAGTCGATGGAGGCAAGCGCGACACCTTGGACATCACCCGCACGGGCTTCTTCAAGAAGGTCCTCTAGGAACGCAACGACGCCAGTGTTCGGCTCCGATGTCTCAGGTTCTGGAGAGTTCCGCGATCCCGGTCCTGCAATTATGTTGTCAGTCATCTATAATCTCCGCGTCTGGGGTTTCTACCGGTGTTACATCGCGCAGTGTGCTGAGCTTATCGCGCAGTCTGGCCCGCAGGTCCTCGGCAGTCTGATGTGTCACTGTGACTTCGCTGCGCTCGGTGAACAGGCCAACGTCGGTGATCTTGCCCAGCAGCTCTAAGGCACGGATGCGTATGCGGGGGTCGGGGTTGTCCGTCTCCTGCACCAGCTTGTTCATCACCAGATTACGCACCTTGACAGAGTCTTTGACGATCTCGTGGCCGAAATCATTGAGGATCTCGGCCGTCAGCATAACCGCAGCAGGCGGCATTGCGCCAATTCTTGAGGGGGTAGCAGAGCTTGAAGTCGACATTGGGTCTTGAGCATAAGACGTCGCCAGCGTTGCTGCGTGTTTGCGATCTTCAGGCGTGGGTGTGACGTCCAGCCCATGATGCGACAGCAGGCGCGCAGCGTTTGCAGCGGCCTTCGCGTTGCGGATGAGGTCCTTTTGGCCCGCTAGATCGTCTTTGGCGGGCACAGGAACGCCGGAATTTACATCGAGGTGCAGTGACATGACCAAACCCTACCTTAAGGCACGGGGTCGAGCAATGCGGAATTTTTCACAGCGGGGTGGGGTGATTGGTGTGAGGCACTGACGGGGGCTGTTTTTATATATGAGGGGGTGGGGTCGCTTTGTGAGGTTTTGTGAAAATAGGGGGTGGGGGGTATCGTGTGACAGGTTACTGGGTATGCTTGGTGGTTTTTGTAGAAAATAGTGAAACTTGATAGAAATGGGTGAAACCTGACCCAAATAGTCAGAAATGTGGCGTCGTTGGCGCGTTATAGTATGTATATAGAGCGAGACCTTGTCAGTCTGCGGCGGCGTACCCACTAGGTGGGGTCGCGCCCACGGCGTTCCGTTATGCGAGCAGCATAACGGCGCATTTCCTCGCATAATAAGCTCGCATTGGTCCAACTATTGCGGCCATGACCGGACATTAACCCTATAACGTGCTACACCTTAGATATCGAAAGGCAATAACGCCAATCGATACAATGGTCCTGAAAGGATTGCACAATGACAAATGTAAAAACAACCACCCCCCTACTTAGCGAAACAACCACCCCCCTACTTAGCAACCGACCCGTATATGATGCGGGGCAAGCGTTGGCGTCACAGGATAACAAAGACACGTCGGCGCGCCTCAAGATCTTTATAGCAATGAAAGCTGGTCACGCCACGGCTGAGAGTTTGGGCAAAGACGGTGATCACTTTGCAGACTTGCGGGATGGTTATCTTATGGCGTGGCAAGGCCAAGCGTTCGCGGATCAATTCGCCGTGGCAATGGGGAAGGTCGAGATAAAGGGCAAGGTGTTGAACCGACTAACAGGCGCTAAGATAAGCGAAACGAAATCACGGGCAGCATGGCAGCGTGACCTTGGATCAAAGGTAACAAAAGCACGTGACGCTTATCTCACATGGTTGGGCGTTGAAGCCGCGACGGTTGAAGCTGCCAAGGATCAAGCGGCTGGTAAGGCGCCTGCTAGTGGCGCCGCCACAAAAGCGGGGCAAGGCAAGCCACGTGCGCTTAGCACGCGACTGGCCGATGAGATCGCCAAGCTGGCAAGCGCGGTAAAAAAGGATCGCGACGCGGACACTCCGACACTATCGGCAGATCACAAGGAATTGCTGGCCGCCTTCTCTCGCATCACTGACTTGATCAAGTAAACGACGACAATCGCCCCGCATCTGAAAAGGTGCGGGGCTTTTTTGTGTCTGGAATTATGCGTCGCGCATAATCAATCGAACCAGTTCCGGCCATAGCGTATAGCGTTAGGCGTCGTCGTCGTCGCCGCCGTCGTCGTCGCCGCCGTCGTCGTCGTCTGTCTCGTTATACCTAGCAAGCTGCGCCGCCATGTCAGCGTCGGCTGTCGAACCAGTTCCGACCATAGCGTTAGGCGTCCTTATGCTTGGCGCATAACCGGGCCTAGCAGATGGTGGTAGATAACCGGGCACGTCACGTGCTGCCTGTGCCTGTTCACGTGTCAAGTGCCCGTGGTCTTCGTCGAACTCGGGCCTCGTCTCGGCTGTCACACCAGTTATACCCACAGCGTTAGGCGTCGTTATGTCCTCGACCGGCGGCGCGCTCGCTTCTCTGAGTTTCAGGATCACCTCTTGATTACGTGCAATGACTTCGATGTGTGCGATCTCTCCGGCAGCTGCGCTGAGCCTTTCGCGCCAATATGCGGAGATACGTTTGCCGTTGCGACGCTTCGCGCACGGCTTGCAGGTGACGATCAGGTTGTCGAGTTCAAACGGTTTATCGCGGTTGATCGGGTCCGCCTGTAGGGTGTGAACCGTTGCGTGTTTGTGTCCGCACAGGAAGCAAACCTGCCCGTCTCTGGCAACTAGGTCGCGTGTGACACCCTGATAACCAGCGGTTCTGCTAGGTGGTTTCGTCATGATAAGTCCTCCAAAGTAGTGTGTCACACTTATGCGCGACGCATAATTATCTGTCAAGTGATAGTCTCACACGCTAACGTGTCACAGTATGTTTTGTCACCCTGTCACAGTATGTTTTCCTGAGTGTGGTAGGTTATGAAAGTTAAAAACATACTGTGACAGGCTACCAAAAACATAGTGTCACAGGCTACTTTTTCATCATTATCGCTTAACTCGTCGTTTTGGGCCAAAAAACGGGAACATTATCTAAGTCATTGATATCGTTACATAACGTAAATAATCGAACCAGTTCTACCCACAGCGTTGAGCCTCGTAACCTATTGATTTCATGTAATGTTCCAACGGTTTGTCTAATGTTCCAGTGTTTTTGGTCGATAAGCCATTGATAACGTTATGTTTTTTGTAATGTTCCAAATGTTCCAGCTTAAAAACTATAGGGTCAGTAAATAATCTCTGAAAACGGTCGGGCGTGCTAAGCGCCGACCACCAACCAAAAATAAAAAGTTAATAACCCTAAAATATGGGATCTTTCATACACTTATGAACTTATAAGCAATATCAAGCACTTAGGCAAAACACGCAGTGTTCTATATATAAAAGGTTTAATAACAACTACTTACTTACAGAACTTTAATTTTGGTTTTTGAAAAAAGCGTGGCAAATCAAGCACTTAAAAAAGTTCCAAAATCCAAAATCCCCCGAGAACATTAGGAACATTACATTTGAGTTACCAACACATGCAAATCCAGCCTGATCGGCACCGCTTGCCAAATGACAAAACTTGCACTAGACGGGAGTTGTTATGCTTCACGCATAATTGGACAAGAAAAAGGGCGGCGAGGTCTACAACACCTCAAGCCGCCCACACCAGCAAAGGGCAAGTTCACTGGATGGGACAATCAATAGATATCGTGCGTGCCGAAAGCAAGGGCAAGGGCGACGGCAACGGCGACGGCTTCGGCGACGGAAAAGGCTGGGGCACAGGCGACGGCTTCGGTAACGGCGACGGCGACGGCAACGGCTGGGGCAACGGCAGCGGCAAGGGCAGCGGCGGCGGAAAAGGCTGGGGCAAGGGATGAGTAGCGGCTACGGTTTCGGCAAGGGCACCGGCAAGGGCAACGGCAACGGCACCGGCAAGGGCAAGGGCAAAGGCTACGGCACCGGCACTGGCTACGGCACCGGCTACGGTTTCGGCAGGGGCAACGGCGACGGAAAAGGGAGTGGCAGGGGCACCGGTTTCGGCTACGGCACCGACAACGGCTACGGCGACGGAAAAGGGAGTGGAGAAGGATGAGTAGCGGCAAGGGTATGGGTAGCAGCAAGGGCAAGGGCGACGGCAACGGCCACGGCTACGGCCACGGCACCTGCACCGGCAACGGCAACGGCATAGGCTCCGGCAAGGGCGTAGGCTACGGCAACGGCTACGGCAACGGCAACAGCGGCGACAACGGCGACGGAAAAGGGAGTGGTGAAGGATGAACAAAGTATCGAACAACACGGCTGGTCGGCAAACTGTTTACTGGGTGCCTAAACTGTCGAAGTGGCGTGCCAAGATCACGGTCAATGGGCAGAAGCGCCACTTGGGGTACTATGACACCCGTGCGGCTGCACAGGATGCCTACGACGAGGCGGCCCATAAGTTTCACCGCCGCGTAGGTCGAGTGGAATGACTGGGGACGGCGATGGCATAGGTGCGGGCAACGGCAAGGGTAGTGGCAACGGGCATGGCACCGGCACCGGCACCGGCAACGGGTATGGTTTCGGCAACGGGCATGGCTACGGCAACGGCGACGGCTTCGGCGACGGTGCCGGTGACGGCGACGGCACGGGCAACGGGTATGGCTACGGCACGGGCGAGGGCGAAGGATGAGCCTCAAGTGGCCCCAAGCCTCAAACAATAAGTTCTCAGGCGATATTGACATATAACGTGTTATATCGTAGTATGAAAGGGTATTGAGAGACACGTTGTCTTGCGATGCACGCTCTTTGAAATCATCAAACGACCAAGGCTAGGCAGACTTATGCGTCCCGCATAACGACACCGATAATGCTAACTGACCTGCTGACCAAGAGCATTGGGGCAAGAAAACGTTCCGTACACATGATGCACGAAGGACCAGAAACACTGGCACGGACCCACTGCATTGCAGTGCCCGAACGAACATACAAAGCAGGCAGCGAACAAGAGAACGCGCCATGCGGACTAACACCCCGCGCGGCGCTAGGGAACTGGTAGCAATTATGCGTGAAGCATAACAAACAATGGAGAAACACTATGAAATTTCAAATACAAATCGGCCGCGATGCAAGAATTTACTACAGCACAACTGTCGAAGCGGAGAGCCTTGAAGAAGTTCAAGAAAAAGTCTCTCGGCATGGATTTGAATGTCCTGAAGATACTGTCTGGATCAATGACGGAACGGACGACTTCGACAATGTGGAAACTGCAGTCATCGAACTTGCAGATGGATCAATGGTGAAATGGGACGAAGGCAACGGGTGGCAAGAAGCTGAGTAAAAACAAATTATGCGTGAAGCATAACAAACAATGGAGGACATCATGTCCGGCTTAACAACAATACGAAACATCGTGGCTTCATCGAACGCAGACGATCACGGTAGCTTAATGAACTCAATCAGCGCAGCTGTGGAATGGCTTGCAGAGCACGACGCCAACCAAACAAACTATGCCAACGCTATTCAAGCGGCACGTGACGAGTACCACCGCGCCGGTGAGGTTGAACTGGACGATGAAGTTCTTGTGTCTGTTGGCGCAGATCCCGGCGTTTATGTTTCTGCGTGGGTTTGGGTAGATTTCCCAGATGACGCATAATGGGAAGCCGCGGCTACGGCAGGGGCACGGCTTCGGCAACGGCTACGGCAACGGCAAGGGCGTAGGCTACGGCAGCGGCAGCGGCGACGGTGACGGCGACGGCGACGGCAGGGGATTCGGCAACGGCTTCGGTGACGGCAGCGGCACCGGCTACGGCTTCGGCAACGGCAGGGGCTACGGCAACGGCGACGGCTTCGGCAACGGCGACGGCACGGGTCGCGGGTAAAACAATGGAGAACTACTATGAAAATCGACGCTATTACACTCAACGCAGACAATGCTTTCCGCACTGCATTTGCAGCAATCTGCAAGGTCGCACTGCCTCACATGGTGCCTAACGCTTATCACGGAGACTTGTTGTACGACGCAGCAACGGTGGCCGGGCTGGATACGGATGGTCGGGTCTTTATCCTCGTGCGTGAGGTCGGCACGTTTACTTATGCGCATGTAGACGACGCTATAGCCCACCTTTACAAAACCGACGGCGTTGCGGTGCTCAAGGTTACGCGTGGCCGCTTCGACAGCTTCAAGGTGCAGGAGGTGTATAACAAGGATGATGGATTTATGCGCGACGCATAATGAAAGCCAACGGCAAGGGCTTCGGCGACGGCATAGGCTTCGGCAATGGCAACGGCCTCGGCAACGGCACCGGCAGGGGCCTCGGCAATGGCAACGGCTTCGGCACCGGCACCGGCACCGGCAGGGGCGACGGCAGCGGCAACGGTTACGGCAAGGCCAACGGCAGCGGCAACGGCACCGGCACCGGCAACGGCTTCGGCAACGGCTTCGGCAACGGCGACGGCGGCGGCGGCGGCGGGGCCTGCAGAGGTTAAACGTTATGCGCACTGCATAACACGAAACGACGAGAACTTTAACACGGCAACAATCCTGAAAGGATTACACAATGACGACTATTACATACCCAATCGGCGAAAAAGTAATCATTCGCTCGGTTGACAGCGGCGTTCACTACGGCACGCTCAAGGCGGTAAACGAGACAGGTCAGACGGTACAACTTACTGACAGCCGCCGCCTGTGGCGTTGGAAGATTGCAGGCACAGGGATTTCGTTGAGCGAGGTTGCTATCGTTGGTATCGACCACGCGGGTTCAAAGATCACAATGGTCACACCTGACATCATTGTTGCGGGTGTGTGCGAGATCTTCGCCGCTCACGGCATGGCGATCGCCACGATCGAAGGCGCAGAAGTCGCAGAGGCTGAGTAACATGTCCTCTGAATATGGAAATGGGTCCCCAGCGGGAAGAGGTGATCGCTGGGGCGAAGGCACTGGATACGGCGCGGGTTCAGGAAATGGGCGAGGTAAAAACACGGGCCACGGACAAGGTGCCGACGATAGCAACGGGATGAACCTCGGTAACGGCAACGGCGACGGCGACGGCATGGCGATAGGTTACAGTGCAGGGAAAGGATCAGGGAAAGGATGAGCATGTTCAACAAAGGCAGCGGTCGTGGGAACGGAGGTGAAGGTGACGGCCGAGGTTTCGGGTGTCGAAGTTCCAGCGACGGCGACGGCGAAGGCGATGCTACAGGTAGCGGCGAAGGCAATGGTTACGGTTCAGGTTCAGGCGACGGCGACGGTCACGGCTTCGGTTACGGTGACGGCTACGGTTTCGGCAACGGCTTCGGCGGCGGCTATGGAAAACACTTCGGTCGCGGCACGGACCATCCAACCCTGCGCGTAAACAAAGGTTAGGCAATTATGCCTGACGCATAACAAACAACACAGCAAAATCCTGAAAGGATTAAACAATGTCACAAGCAGCAAATCTATACGCACTGACTCTTGAGCAGTGCGCCGATCTCATCGCCAAGTTGGGACACAAGCGCACGGTGATTGTGCAGGGAGACATGGGTTGCGGTAAGACCTCGGGTCTGCGTCACCTGCTCTCGGCCAAGTTTCCAAACCACACATATGTCGAGTTCGACTGCACCAACAAGGACGTGCAAGACCTGTCCGCTCCCAAGTTTATCGCCAAGGCAGAAGCTATGATCTCTGACTACGTGGAGTTCGTGCCCAATGCAGAGCTAGGTGCACACCTTGGCACACCGGTGATCATCAACTTCGACGAGTTTCTCAAGGCCGTGGAACCTGTCAAGCGTGGCGTGCGGCGCATGATGTTGGAGCGCATGGTGAACGGCATCACGTTGCCAGAGGGTAGCATAATCTACGGCACATCGAACCTTGGGTCAGAGGGTGTGGGTGACACGCTAGCACCGCATCAGCGCAACGCGATCATCATGGTACGCATGACCAAGCCGGACGCGACGCGGTGGATCGAGTGGGGTATCAACAACGGTGTTGATCCGTCTGTGTTGGGCTGGGCGCGCGAGAACCCTCAGCTGTTCCAGTCTTTCGAGGATGTAAAGAACCCCGACGACAACCCGTACATCTATCACCCTAAGTCACAGCGGGCAGCATTCGTCACACAACGCTCACTTGTGGGCGCATCAGACATCGTCAAGCTGCGTGATGTGTTAGACGATCACACCATAACAGGCGCGTTGATCGGTACTATTGGTGATCGTGGCGCTATGGATCTTATGGCGTTTGTGGCGCTGGCCAACGATCTGCCAAGCCTTGAGTCCATCAAGCGTGACCCACACAACGCCAAGGTGCCTAAGTCGGCGGCTGCGATCTGCATGATTGTGTATCGCTCACTGTCGATCATCGAGCGTGATTGGGTGGACAACTGGATGATCTACCTCGAACGCTTGCCTAGCGAGGCTGCTGGTATGTTTGCCAACGGCGTGCGTGCAAAGGGTTATGGTAAGCAGGGCATGATGATGACCCACGCTGCGTTCACTGCGTTTGCTCGGACCAATGCCCACCTGTTTGGCGCCGATGTATGAGGATAACAGCCCGATGTAATTATGCGTCGGGCATAACAACTAAAACAAGTAAGGAAATACAATGTCTTATATGGAAACACCAAACGTATCAGCACCAACGATATCATCGAGAGCTATGCTCGTGGAGTTGGGCATCAGCACATGGACGGCGAAGAAGCGCGACCGCACCACGACAAGCGGTGTGCTCACAGCGAGCGGCGCGTCAAAGACTGCAGGTGCCTTCAACAAGAACCTGATGGCAGACTGTGAGGAACTGGTAGCAATTCAAAAGTTCGCAGGCAACACTCGCACCATGCACTACAACATGACACTGCCTTGGTCAGACAGTGGGTTACGTCTGCTGCCTACCGCCAAATACTTCGACTATCACAAGCAGATGCCGGGTCTCAAAGCGGAGTTCGACAGGCTGGTGCAGGCGTTCTTGGACGCTTACGACTTTCAAGTTGCGCAGATGCACTTACGCTTGGGCACCCTGTTTCACCGTGACGAGTATCCGACGGGCGACTCTATCCGTCACAAGTTTTCGTTCCGCATGTCATATATCCCTGTACCTGACACCGGCGACTGGCGTGTGGAGATCGAGAACGACGCACAAGACGAGCTGAAAGAGCAGTACGCGTCGTTCTATCAGACACAGATGGAGCGAGCGATGGGCGACCTGTGGGAGCGTCTGCACGAGAACCTAGAGCGGTTCGTCAAGCAGCTTGATGTGGATGACGAGGGCAAGAAGGGCAAGATCTTCGACAGCACCATCGAGAACGTGCAGCACCTCACCGAGATGTTGGACCACTGTAACTTCACCAATGATCCGGCTTTGCAGTTAGCACAGCGTAAGCTGTCATCAGCGCTGGCCGGCGTGTGTCGTGAGGATATTGTCAAGAACGAGGGCTTTCGCGCCGATCTCAAGGACCAGATGGCGGCGGCGATCAAGGCACTGCCAACGCTGGACTTCTAAACAGTAACAGCCCGACGTGATTATGCGTCGGGCATAACCAAGGAGAAATAACATGCTACACTTAAAACTTACAGCTGAGCAGCGGCTACAGAAAGCTGCGATCGACATCATGGCCAACCCTCGCTACATGGCGCTGTCTGGCGTCTTGCTTATCGGGGAGCGTACCATTGTCGAGGGCGGGCGCATTCAAACTGCGGCCACTGACGGCAAGAACGAGTTCTACAACAGGGCCTTCGTTGACTCGCTGCGTGACGCAGAGCTGCGGTTCCTCATGCTGCACGAGGTCGGCCATAAGATGTATAAGCACCTGACAACATGGCGATGGATGTACGATGAGGACGCGGATCTTGCAAACAGGGCATGTGACTATGTGCTCAACGTGGGGCTGGTGGACGACAACAAGGCCGACGGTTTCGCCACTATGACAGGACCTTTGCTGGGGGGCTGTTTCGATGAGAAGTATCGGGATTGGGACAGTGCGCGCGTGTTCCGCGATCTGCAGCAGAACGGCGGCGGTGGTGGTGGCGGCGGTGGCCAAGGTCAAGGTCAAGGCCAAGGTCAAGGTCAAGGTCAGGGTCAAGGTCAAGGTCAAGGTCAAGGTTTCGACGAGCATTTGTGGGATATCGCCAAAGAAATGTCTATCGAGGAGCTGCAAGAGCTGGGTCGTGAACTCGACGAGGCTGTGCGGCAAGGTGCCATGGCTGCAGGTAAGATGGGCACGGGTGGCGACCGCGACTTTGGTGAGCTACTCCAGCCGCAACAGGACTGGAAAGAAGCCTTGCGTGAGTATGTGCAGACCACGTGCACAGGCAGCGACTACTCAACATGGCGCAGGCCCAACCGCCGGTATCTCAGCGCGGGCGTGTATATGCCATCAGCTATAAGCGAGCAGGTGGGAGAACTGGTCATAGCGCTTGACATGTCTGGCTCTACGTTCGCGCCGGGTGTGCTTCCTCGCATGATGTCGGAGGTCAAGGGTATCGTTGAGACTGTCAAACCCGAGGCTGTCAGGCTGATCTACTGGGACACCGCGATCTGTGGTGACGAGCGCTACGGGATGGACGAACTTGACTCCCTGATCGAAACCACCAAGCCCAAGGGCGGCGGCGGCACCAACGTCGAGTGTGTGCCTGACCACATGCGCGACAAGAAGTACAAGCCGCAATGCGCTGTTGTGTTCACCGACGGACATCTAGGTGGCACGTGGGGCTTGTGGGACTGCCCTGTCATGTGGGTTGTCGTCGATAACAAAGGCTGCGTGCCGCCTCTGGGCACAACTGTGCACGTGTCGTCGGGTCAGCTGTGAGTGACGACCTCAAACGTAGCAACGGCGATGGCAAGGGAGAGGGCAATGGCGACGGTGACGGTAGCGGCCGCGGCTCGGGCGTTGATGGTGACGGTCACGGATCAGGAGTGTTCCACTGCGCGGACGGAAGCGGGCTTGCCAATGGTTATGGCAACGCAGAAGGCAGCGGTAAGGGTCGCGGGTAAAATAATTATGCGCAACGCATAACAACAATGGAGAAACACGATGGACGAACCAAAAGACATCTACGAGAGCCTCGACAAGATGATGGCACTTTGCCACGAGAAGATACGCCTGATGGGTGAGCTCAAGAAAGCCCTACGCATGGCAGACCTCCTCGGTATCCCTGCCAAAGACATCAAGGGCAAGCTGCGGCACGAAGTGTGGGCAGGCAACGGTAACATGCGGCGCCCTTGGGTGGGTGCCCACTACACGTTGCAGCTGGACGACGGGCCGGTGCATAAGTTTCCACTGATCGACGTCCACAAAGACCTGTGGCCTGACGACATGCTCGCTGCTTACAAGCGGTGGGAGAATAGAAACAAGAGCAAGAGGTAATAATAATGACATACACATGCAGCGACAGCTTCATAGACGAACACCGCGACATCAACGTGTGCGACGATTGGTACGATTGTGCCTACGAAGATTTCAAGATGATCTGTGAGATCCTTGGGATTGACCTTGACGAGCGGGAACCGCGTTTCTCTGGCTTCTGGTCACAGGGCGACGGCGCGTCGTGGGCAGGGCAATACAGGGCACAAAGCGGCTGGTCCCCAGCTATCCCAACTTACGATCTGGCACCTGCCAAGATCCGGGAACACGCCCCGAAAGATGAGAAACTGCACCACATAGCCGACGAGCTATGTTTGCTGGCACGCATATACGGCCCCGTCTACGCCGTGGTGCGTCGGTCAGGCGCTAACTATGTTCACTCAAACACTATGTCGTTGGACGAGTGGAGCTACTACGACGAAGCGATCGACATGGATGAGGTGCCCGAGGAGATTGTTGAGTTGGTGGACGAGACACTAACCACACTGTTCAGAGAGTTGGCAGACTGGCTCTACAAGCGCCTTGAGGAAAGCTACGACGACATGACCTCTGACGAGGCGGTCAAAGATGCCTTGGAGGCCAACGATATCTACGAAGACGAAGCCGCGTAATTATGCGCAACGCATAACAAGTAACAAACAACCAACGGAGAAATAATATGTCTTTTTCAGTTAACATGTACCCCGCCGACACATGCCTGATCAACAGCTATGCAGCTGCAGTGGCTTTGTACTACAGGTGCAAGGACAAGGGCGCAGGTGACGGGCACGAGCGCCCCATCAAGGGTAAAGAAACCAGCAAGCAGATGGGCGTGAGCATCGCCTCAAACGGCGACGTGCAGTTCCGCTATCACCGCACAGACGTGATCGTCTGGCACAAGAACAACAGCTATACGATCAACACCTTTGGCTCAATATCCACCTGTGCGTTTGCGAGTGCGTTCATGCCAGCAGGGCACCACCTTTCCAACACGGGGTCACGAATTTATATTGGCAACTACCGCGAAGCTGTCGTGTACGCGATCTACGATAAGGCCACGATCAAAGGCGACAAGGTCAAGACCGACGCGGTGTTCTCAAAGGAAGTGGTCAACCGTGCCGAGGCTAAAAAGGTTCTCGCAACAACGCGTTACGCAGAGTACCGCAAGTGGCATGCTGCGATGTTTCCGATGGTGCGCGATAATATGACGAGAGATTACCAGCGGGAGTATTTACGCACTCACGAGGGTGTCGAGATGTTATACATGTCCGATGAGTGGCACCGCCTGATGATGTCGAGGGAGGGGCATCCCAACACTATACGTCAGTGCATTTACAACCTTAACTATGCGCAGGTGTACGATCGCGTCACGCAGAAAACACTCTCTGCCAAGGAGTCACGTGCCAAGTGGGAGGTATCACCGACATGGAAGAGCGTTGGGTAGGCAGGTCGTCCATAGCCCGCATGATATGCGCCGAGAACGAAGACTACATCTGGCGCGTATATAAAAAACCAAACGGCTCCATAGCAATGCAGTATATCGGGTGGTGCCCCATTGACACTGAGCATGACTTGGAATACCAAAGCTATGGAGAACTACCGGAATGGGTCAAAGATCGTCTAGCGGTACTTAACATGATGCCACCACATCCGAATGATAGTGTTGTATTTGGTGTTGGGCGACGGGTTGACCTAGATAAATGGTGGATCGTGGAACCTGCAGAGGAGAGACTGCGTGGCACAAGGCCCGGAGGTGAAAGTAAAGAAACGCGTGGCGGCCCAGCTTAAAGCGTTGGGCGCCTACTACTTCTATCCGGTGACGGGGGGCTTCGGACGATCCGGTGTGCCGGACATTGTTGGCTGCTACAAGGGCCTGTTCTTTGGCCTTGAGTGCAAGACTGGCAAGAAGGCGCCCACCCCCCTGCAAGCCCTGAACCTCCGGCTAATCAACGACGCCGGAGGTATCGACCTTGTTATTAACGAAACAAACGCTGACGACGTTGGCACAATACTTAAGGATATGGCAAATGGAAAAACGTGAAGAACTGGTATGGCGGTTTTTGCTGAGTGCGAAAGGCGAACCGTTGGAAAACCTTGCCAACAAAGCTGCAATGTCGTGCGGTGTTACCGAGAGTTATGCGCAAGGCATAATTGATCGCATCGGCACACCGTGGGAAGTGCTATATGATGGTAATGCCAAGGCAATAGCAATGCACAGCTTGAAAGAGACCACCCTGTCGCTGATGGCGGCAGTGGACGAAGAGAGCGAAAAGTACGCCTCGCCGGGCCAAGTGCACAATAAACCACGGGACGAAAAACCTGAGCGTGTGAAGCTGATGGAAGCGGGCATCAAGGCGACGGCCGGTGATCGCAACAAGACCTACGGCAATCCGTGGGACAACATGACAAACACTGCACAGCTTTTCGAGGCATACCTCGACGCAAAGTACGGCCTTGGCACAAAGTTGGTTGGTGAGGATGTCGCCCACTTGATGCAGCTGGTGAAGATCGCTCGCACATTCAATACCGGCTACCATGCCGACAGCTACACAGACAACGCGGCATACGGTGCCATCGCAGGCGAGTGCCGCAAGACTGAGGAAGGGCTGTGAACGCCCTGCCAAAAAACATCGACCGGCGCGTTGCGCGCGCTGTGTCGGCCCTTACCGTACCATTCGAGATCATCAGTAAGCGCAACCACTACTTTGTGCAGGTAGCTGGTCATCGGGTATGTATCGGAAGCAATTCGTCCAGTGAGAAAGGTTTTCTCGTGCGAAGATGCTTGGACAAACTTAACAAGCTAAACACTTAGACAGAAGGAACTAAACAAATGCAAGTAGTAGAAATTTTCTGTTCACGTGTGCTAACCGGAGATGGTGGTTCGGGGTTTGCTTATCGCATCGACGACGGTGCGCAGGTGTATATCCCTGTGAACGTGGTGAACAAAAGTGGGATCGAGGAAGGGGGTATAGCGACGGCGAAGCTCATCCCTAACAATCACCACACGTCAGACGACACCCCGTGGATTGCGGTATTTGTCGATGCAAGTGATCGGCCAAGCGTCGAGGTGGCCCTTGACCCAGCTCTCAATGCGCGCGCTCTCAAGTTTGTTAAGGGCAGCGGCTACGCATCCACGCGGGAGATAGCGAAATCTCTTAAAGCGGAGGAGTTTCTTGTCAAGCTGGCTATGCTGGCTCTGTTTAGAGACGGGCGCGTGGTCAAGGCCGATGTGCACGAGGTGGTGGGGCAAAGCAAAGCCTCATTCACCGTGTGGGCGATCGGCGTAAATGATTTTTTAGCGTGAGGTAAAACCAATGAAGAGATGTAAATTGGACAACTGTCGCAACGAGGCAGTCGATGGTCCGTGGCGTAAAAGATACTGCCGCCCATGTGGGGAGAACTACCTCCGCAAACGTAAAGAGTACAACGAACGCCAACTGACGCTGCCTATGTGTGAAGCCGGTTGTGGCCAACGGGCTAGGGGGTCCATGTTGCACCCCGACGGACCGCTCGTGCCTTTCGAACACGGACTATGTCAGAGCTGTCAAACGGCTGCAGAAAATAGCGACGCAGAAGATGCCAAGCAAATCGAGTGGAACGGCATCGACAGTGTTGAAGAACTGAAACGTTGGATGAGGGAGTATTTGCTGTGAAAAATGAATGGACATGGTGGGCGAGTTCCGGTGGCGAACTTTATACCACGGGACCGTGTGACACCCGCGAGCAGGTTATTCAAGAGATGTGCGACAGCGGCATGGGTGAGACTTTCAACGACACGAAGATCGCTCACAGCTTTGAGATTGCTGAGACGTTGAACAACCCGCTCATGCTGCGTGATTATATCCGCGCAAACACCCTCTTGGAAGAAGCCGACGAACGGGTGTACGACAATGACCGCGTTTGTCATGAGTACGACGAGGATGTGTTCACAGTCACGCCAGCGCAAGGTCAAGATCTGCAAGACCGGATTAAAAAGGCGTGCGATGACTGGCAGGAAGCAAACGCCTTGGTGTTCACGGTGCGGACGTTTGAAAGCATGCGTTCAATGGAGACCATCAATATACCTTTCAAAGAGGGAGAAGAGCTATGACCGAAACACAACGCACCACGCTTGCGCGAATGTCAGACGGCGAATGGTATGTTTGCCACGACAGCACCACAACAACACTGTCGGCACTTAACCGTGCCGGTATGATCCGCTGTGTAAACAATCGCCTTCCAGTGATTGAGCGCGAGTGGATGATCACGCCGAGAGGCACGAAAGCATTGAGGGCCAGCGAATGACCCGTGATGAGATGGACGCCAACCTTGGCGAGATGATGCTGGCGTTGGCACGCAAAGAAAAGAAAGTGGCAAAGCTGCCGGCGGGGCGAAAAGGACATTATGGTTCCGCGGTCGTTGATCCGGCGCAGTGGCGCCTGAAGGTTCTGGAGTTTGTGGCAGTGCTTGAGGGCAAACCCCCGCAGACCCGCGACCAAGTGGCGAAGGCCTTGGGCTGTTCCAAAGAGACGGTGAAAAAGCGCGCTGACATAGCGATCGAGCAGGGCATGGTGCGCAAGATCCCAACCAAGCGTCACAGCAAAATAAACCCGGTGTTTGTCTACGCACTAACGAAACCTAGTTATGCGCCACGCATAACGCCAAAGGAGGAAAATTAGATGGTGATCTATTTCCCATAACCGCCCAGATCGAAGTGGTGGTGATACGCCAAAACTTCAATAAACCGTCGCATTATGCGGCACGCATAACAAAGGAGAACCTTATGCACATTATGATCGACCTTGAAACTATGGGCACGCGCCCGAACGCACCAATCATTTCTATCGGCGCCGTTGCTTTTGACAAATCGGGCACGCACACAGAGTTTTACGACGTTGTGGATCTTAAATCGACTGTGCATACCCAATCTGTAATAGACGCAGACACTGTCATGTGGTGGATGAAACAGAGTGACGAAGCTCGGGCCGCGTTTGACTGCAAAAGAATTGACATTGGTGACGCCCTGTCCAACTTTCAAAGTTTTTGTGGGCGTCATGAATATAAAGCAATATGGGGAAACGGTGCAGCTTTTGATAATGTAATTCTCTCTGAGGCGTACCTCAGCTACAATTATTTGAATGGCAAGCCGTGGGATTTCTGGGAAGATCGGTGCTACCGCACGGTGAAAAACATGTTCCCTGATGTTGCGATAGAACGGGGTGGTACGCACCACAACGCTCTCGACGATGCTCGGTCACAGGCAGAACATCTGATTGCGATTAACGCCGTGCACGGCAACTTTCTTTGATGTCCACCCCGAGCGATGAAGGACCATATATCATGTCAGACGATCACAGATCATTTCCAGACGTTGCCGATGGAAGGCCAATGCCGCCGATGGGTTATGCCCTCATGGAAGCGGGCCTAAGCGGTAGCGATGCTGCATATGCGGCACGTCAATTGCGCGGTCAGGGATACTATCTTGTCAGGTCAGAAGACCTTGGTTGGGACGACATCAGGCGGTTTCAAGGCGAGTTGAATAAGGGACAAGGCGTCAGGGAAGATGGGGGCGGGTTTTTCGTCCGTTGCATCATGGCACTGTTCGGCAAAGAGGCCGATCCCGTTGAGAATTATCAACAAGCCACCGAGCGTCTTTTGCGTGACGCAAACCTAGCTGAATAAAGGACCGCTGACATGGATTTCACAGGAAACCCACACGTTGATAAGGCAATTAACGAGATTGATGCAGCCATGTTTAGTGGTGATGCGCTTGACGACATAAACGCGGCCTTGAAGTTCCAAAAGTGGTTGCACCGATGGGAGCGCGGGTTGCTCAAAAAGTTCACGTTAGAAGGTCAGGTCGCAGAGTTTGACCCGACCGCAGATTAAAGGACGCCATATGTTTTCGGCCTGATCATAGGTCGGACGCCCCACAAGAAACCCAAAGAATAGAGGACCGATGATATGACCTTATCCGACGAAGCCAAAGCGATACAGAAGCGGATAGGCTCAACGCCGTTTCCTGATCACCTTCAAGGTATTGCCGATGACGCCCATGTGATCATTGCGCGTCAGGCGTTTAAGATCACTCAACTTGAAGCGCCTTCGGTATCATCGACAGACCCACCTAGAAAGGACCGATGATATGACTGAATTTACAGCAGCAGACGCCACCGCAGAAAGCATTGCAGACGCAATGGAAACGCTTGACCAGATGCCAAAGAGCCGCGAGGCCAGCATTGTGAAAACCAAGCTGCAAGAGGCTATGATGTGGCTGAATAGTGCCGCACCAACCCGCAACGAAACTCCTACACCGTAAAGGACCAAAAACATGACCACGCCCAACTTTGAAGACTTCAGTAAGGACATAATGCAGGAATGGCCGGAGGGCTTCGACCTAGACGGCGCTGACCTACAGGCGAAGGCAATCAAGCACGGCCTGCTGTATCGGGTAGAAGGCGGATTTGACCCGTCAAAGCACGAAGACCAACACGGCTGCGCCGAACCAGGCGACCCGTGGTTTATGCAATCATTCTAAGGACCGATGGCATGGCAATAAACCCACACATAAGCATTGACGAAAACGATGTTGCGCAGGCCATTCGGAGTGGCGACCTACAACTTGCTGAAATCCTCCAGAATGTTTGGGATGGCGACGAGGACGTTGCAAGCCAAATGGCCGACGATATTGTTGCGCTTGGCGGGACCGCAAAAGCAGGCCGCATCACCCAAATTTTCGCAGCCGCGATGGCTGACACATAAGGACGCCATATGTTTTCGGCCTGATCATAGGTCGGACGCCCCACAAGAAACCCAAAGAATAGAGGACCCTTCAAATGATACGTTTGTTCCTAGACATTGAGGTCTATCAAAACTATTTCCTTGCTCTGTTTATGACGGAGCAGGGGAAGACCAAAGGTTTTGAGATCTTTGACGACGACGACAGTGGGTTCGCACCGCAAGAAATACTGGACATCCTGCAGAACCCCGACTTTGAGATCGTCACGTTCAACGGCAACCACTACGACATTCCGATCCTGACGATGGCCATGACCAACCAGAACACACGAGCGCTCAAGAAGGCCAGCAACCGCATCATCGAAGGCAACATGCGGTCTTGGAACTTCTACCGAAACGAGGGCTTGCGTGAGCCAAAGGTCAACCACGTGGACATTATCGACGTGGCACCGGGCATGGTGAGCCTCAAGATTTACGGTGGCCGTCTGGCGAGCCGCAAACTGCAAGAGCTGCCGATTGAGCACACTGCGATGGTGAATGCCGAGCAAGCCAAAGAACTGCGCACCTACTGCAAGAACGACGTGATTGTGACACAGCTCCTGTTTAACAGGTTGTCCCAACAGGTCGATCTGCGCCGTGTCATGAGTGAAACCTACGGCACTGATCTTCGCTCGAAGTCTGACGCACAGATCGCCGAGGCTGTGTTGAAGGCCGAATACAAAAGAATTACAGGTGAGATGCCGCCGAAAGTCACGGCTGCCCGCGACAGCTTTTACTACGATCCCCCAACATACGTGAAGTTTTCCACACCTCTGTTACAAGGCGTGCTTGCGATCGCACGTACAGCTGAGATGATTATTGATCCAAACACAGGGCACGTAAAAATGCCCAAGACGATCGCCTCCATGCGCATCACCATTGGCCAGAGCAGCTACAAGATCGGCATCGGAGGCCTGCACAGCCAAGAGTCCGAGGTGGCGCACTTCGCTGACGAAAACACCATACTGCTCGACCGAGATGTCGAGAGCTACTATCCACGTCTGATGCTCAACATGAACATGCGACCGGGCGGCTTCAAGGAGCACTTCAACACTGTTTTCGGCGGCATCCTTGAGGAACGTCTGGCAGCGAAACACGCTGGCGACATGGTAAAATCTGACTCATTAAAGATTGTTTTGAACGGAACATTCGGCAAGACATCCAGCCCATACAGCACCTTGTACGCCCCTGAGTTTATGATCCGCACGACGCTGACGGGACAGCTCACACTGCTGATGCTGATCGAGGCGTTGGAGAAATACGGCATTCCCGTCGTGTCGGCCAACACCGACGGTATCGTGATAAAATGCGCCGTTGGGGACCGTGGGGCGTTAGACCTGATCGTGCACAAGTGGGAGAAGCACACCGGCCTCAAGACAGAAGAGACCTTGTACAAGGCGCTCTATTCTCGTGATGTGAACAACTACATTGCGATCAAACCTGACGGCACGGTCAAGGGTAAAGGCGTGTTTGGCCCTGTGTCTCTGAGCAAAAATCCGCAAACCCCCATCTGCCCAGAGGCTGTAATAGCCTATCTCACTGAGGGTACTCCAGTGGACCACACTATACGGGCGTGCCGAGACATATCCAAGTTTCTTACATTGCGCACGGTGACAGGAGGGGCTATAAAAGATGACCAGCGACTTGGCAAAGCCATCAGATGGTACTATGCTGAGGGTGAGAAGGGCGAGATACATTACGCCAAGAACGGCAACACCGTGCCAAGATCGGACGGGGCAAAACCTCTGATGGATATACCTGATACGTTTCCGATCGACGTGGACTACGAGTGGTACATCAAAGAATGCGAAGAGATATTGATGGCAGTGGGGGCCGAGGAACGCCCCTTCGTTGAGAAGCTACCACGCAAAAACAGCAACGCTTGGAAAGAGCTGCGCGACACCGGCAAGATAATCGAAGGAAAAAAGGGAAAATGGCAATGGCTAAACCAGTAGACGAGATGGACGCTCAAGAGATACCGATTATTAAAGTGTTATTAGAAAAGATTGAGAGCGGAGAGATCGACAACAAGGAAGCCTTACGTATACTGGCGGCATGGTGTAACGTGGTTTTCGGCAAAGAATACGAACCGTACGAGGAAAATGGCAATGGCTAAACCAGTAGAAGCGGCACCTTGGTCGTTCAGCAAAATCAAGTCGTTCGAGACATGCCCCAAGCAGTTCTACCATGAGAAGGTCTTGAAAGAGTTCCCGTTCGTTGAAAGCGAGGCGATGTTGTATGGCACAGAGTTCCATACTGCTGCCGAGAACTTTATCGCCAAGGGCACAGAGTTGCCCAAGCGTTTCGCGTTCGCCCTGCCAGTGCTTCAATCCTTGGCGGCCAAGCCGGGTAGGAAAATGGTTGAGCAGAAGCTGGGGCTCACCGCCAAGCTGGAAGCGTGCAGCTTCTTTGCCAAAGACGTGTGGTTTCGAGGCATCGTGGACTTGCTAATCATCGACGGGGAAGACGCGCTGATCATCGACCACAAGACCGGAAAGTCCTCGCAGTACGCCGAGAAGGGTCAGCTTGAGCTTATGGCACTGTCGGTGTTCCGGCACTTCCCCGAGGTGAAAAACATCAAGGCGGGTCTCTTGTTTGTGATCGCCAATGATTTTGTGAAGGCAAGCTATCAGCGCTCAGGTCAACGTGAGCTGTGGACGAAGTGGCTGTCCAACTATTCGGCTATGGAGAAAGCGTTCGAGACGGGCGTGTGGAACCCCAAGCCGAGCGGGTTGTGCAAACGCCACTGTCAGGTTCTTGAATGTCCACACAACGGAGCAAATTGAGATGTTGCATCATGGAGATTGTCTTTCGATCCTAAAAGGTCTTCCCTCAAACATTGCCAACATTGCTGTAACAAGCCCCCCTTACAACATGAACTTGCGAATATCGACGCTACCTTCAGGTAAGATAAAACACCATAGCCGCCAGATAGTTAAAGAAATAAGCACAAAATATAAAAGTTTTGACGATAATCTTACAATGGGCGACTATTTTACTTTTAATGTTTCCGTGGTTTCTGAGTTGTTGAGAGTCGCACCTCTGGTTTTTTATAACGTGCAGTTTTTAACGGGTAACAAATCCGCATTGTTTCGCCTGATAGGGCACTTTGCAGATCAATTGAAGGAGATTATTGTATGGGACAAAGTGAACTCCCAACCTGCAATCAGTGAATTGGTTTTAAACTCTCAGTTTGAGGTTATTTTAGTGTTTGATCGTGATCGGGCAGCGAGTCGAAAGTTTTCCGAAGGGCAGTTTAAACGGGGCACTTTGTCAAACTGCTGGGAAATAAAACGAGGCGCGCGTCAGCACAAGGACCACGGCGCTGTTTTTCCAGAGAAACTAGCTGGGCGCATAATTGAAAATTTCTCTTTGGTCGGTGATGTTGTTATTGACCCGTTCATGGGCACCGGTACAACTGGGTTTGTAGCAAAAAAGTTAGGACGAGATTTTATAGGAATTGAGATGGACCCTGATTACTTTGAGCATTCAAGACGTCGAATAGAAGGAGAAACCTGATGCCCTATAAGAACAACGCTGACCGCCCGTACAAGCGAGAGTACGAGCTTCAGAAAGCCCGCGACGAGGGGGAGTCCCGCAACGAGCGTGCGCGCGCCCGCTACGCCTTCGACAAGAAGAACGGCAAGGCGGCGCGCAAGGGGAAAGACCTTGCTCACAACAAAGCGTTAGCCAAGGGCGGCTCAAACAAGGACGGCGTGTCTCTGCAAGACCCTAGCAAGAACCGTGCCGGTGGTGGACGGATCAGCAAACCACCTAAGAAATAAATTATGCGTCACGCATAACTGGAGAACCAATGAAGATCGTAGATAACAAAGCGCTCATGCTGCGCGTCAAAAACCCTGCGCGCGTGCTGGCAGCCGTGCCTGACAGCGAACAGGTCGACGAAAATACCGTTGTTGTAAAGTGGGGCGTGGAGCAAGCGCAGACCCTACGTGCCCTAAACTTTGATGCACCGTCGCCAATCGAAGGGCGGTACAAATGGCCCGGCAAGTTTAAGCCGATGGAACACCAACGTGAGACCGCTGCGTTCTTCACCATGAACAAGAAGGCTTTTTGCTTCAGCAGTCCCGGCGTTGGCAAGACGGCCAGTGCGATATGGGCAGCCGATTTCCTCATGACGCAGAAACTGGTTCGACGCGTGCTGGTCGTTTGTCCAGTGTCAATCATGGACGCAGCGTGGCGCAACGATCTGTTCACCTTTGCAATGCACCGCAGGGTGGACGTGGCCTACGGCACAGCGGCGAAGCGGCTCAAGATTATCAACAGCGACGCGGAGTTCGTGGTAATTAACTATGACGGCGTGAAGATTATGGCAGACGCTATCGCCAACGGTGGTTTCGATCTGATCATTGTCGATGAGGCAAGCGCCCTGCAAAACGCTCAAACAGCTCGCTGGAAGGCGCTGAACAAGATCGCCGGACCCGATGTATGGTTGTGGCTCATGACAGGCACACCCGCAGCGCAGGGGCCCGATAAAGCGTACGGGTTGGCAAAGCTGGTGAACCCCGAGGGCGTGCCTCGCTACTTTGGCTCCTATCGAGACATGGTGATGCACAAAATTACTCAGTTCAAATGGGCACCGAAGGAGAACGCAGCCGAAACCGTACACCGTGTGCTGCAGCCCGCCATACGCCACACCAAAGAAGAATGTCTCGACCTGCCAGACATGGTCTATGTGTCCCGCGCTGTGGAGATGACGCCCCAGCAAAAGAAGTTCTACGGAAAGATGCGCAAAGATCTGCTGCTCGAGGCTGCCGGCGAGAACGTCACTGCCGGAAACGCCGCTGGCGTCATGACGAAGCTGCTGCAGATAAGCTCGGGCTCAGTCATCACCGACGATCAGAACAATCTGCAGTTCGATATCAGCACGCGATACAAGGTGCTGTTGGAGGTTTTGGCAGAGACGCCGAACAAGGTGATCGTGTTTGTTCCGTTCCGCAGCGCCATTGCCCTGCTATCTGAAAAGCTGACAGCTGACAAAATTACCTGCGAAGTTATCAGTGGCTCTGTCAGCGCAAGCGATCGCACCGAGGTGTTCCGTGCATTCCAGAACGAGACAGACCCACGTGTTCTGGTGGTTCAACCGCAAGCCGCGGCACACGGCCTGACCCTGACAGCTGCCGACACAATCGTTTGGTGGGGCCCAACGGCTTCGCTTGAGATATACGAGCAAGCCAACGCGCGCATCCACCGCAAAGGCCAGTTGAACAAATGCACAATCGTGCAGCTAGTGGGCTCGCCTGTGGAACAAAGGGTCTACACGTTGCTGGATGGTAAGATGGACCTTCACAGGCAAGTAATTGATCTTTACAATATCTAGCTTGACTACACGAGCGTGAGAATATAACAGTGTACAAGACAGCGTCAAAGGAGAATGACATGACAGCGCCAGACAACCCGATCGAGAAGCTAACACGTATCTTTATTAAGATGCGTGATGCGAAAGCCAAACTCGCCGCCGAGTTCAAAGACGAAGAGACCAAGCTCACGGCGCAGATGGATCAAATCAAGGCCGCCTTGCTTGAATACTGCAAAGAGCACGAAGTCGAAAGTGTTCGCACAGCGTCTGGTCTAGTGTACCGCAGCATGAAAACGCGGTACTGGACGAGCGATTGGGAGTCTATGGGTAAGTTCGTTGTGGAGAACAACTTGCCCGAGTTTCTTGAGAAGCGCCTGAACCAAACAGTGGTCAAGGCGTTCCTTGAGGATAACCCTGAAACCGTACCGCCGGGCATCAATACGACCTCGGAGTACACAATTACCGTGAGGAAATCATGAACACGTCTAAATACTCCACAACTGCCGAGACTGCTGCGCACTTTAGTGTTTCAAACGCGACGATCATGGCAATGATGAAAACTGGGGAGATCCCAGTTGGAACCTACGCACGCTTCGGTCGTGTGTTTCGCTACGACATCGAAAAGATTGAAGCCCACCTCTTGACTGTTGGTGTGAAAGAAGGCGACCCTACCGAGCCATCTAGCGGCGATGGCGGGTCTGCTCTGCAGCGCGAGCTCGACCTTTCCAACTATGACATCGACGAAACCTCAAACGCTAAAGGAGAACCAGCGTGAGCGATCTTGAAATCTTTAAGGGCAACGCCCTCGTAAATAGTGAAATCTACAAGTCCCTCTTGGACTCGAACAAGAAAATGGCAGGCGGCGGTGCCGCAGGCAAGCGCCTCAGCATCAAAGGCGGGAAGTTCCGCAAGTATGTCGATGGCGCACAGGTGAGCGTCAGCCGGTCCGATACCATGAACATAGTTATACTCAACGCTGCAGACGTGTCCCGCACCTACTATGCCGGATCGTTTGATGAGAACAACGTGTCGCCACCACTGTGCTGGTCTTTGGACACCCGTGCGCCAGCCCCCGAAGTTGTGGAAGAAAACCGCCAAGCGGCGCGCTGCGGCGACTGCCCGATGAACGTCAAAGGTTCCGGTCAAGGCGAGACGCGCGCGTGCAGGTTCTCCCAACGGCTGGCCATTTCGTTGGAAGGCGAACTCGATACAGTTTATCAGCTGCAGCTGCCCGCAACATCTCTGTTTGGCGACGCCAACGGTGGCGACATGGGACTGCAGGCTTACATCAAGTTCCTGTCGGGCCATGACACTCCCGCGGTTGCCGTAGTCACCGAGATGCGGTTCGACGATGAGTCTGCCACACCGAAGCTCTATTTCAAAGCCACACGCGCTCTGGACGAAGAAGAGTTGACCGAGGTTCTTGGGGCACGTGACAGCGAGGAAGCCCATCGGGCTATCGAGTTCACTGTGGGCTCGCAAGACAAAAAGCCGGTCGAAGACAAGCCAAAGCCAAAGCCAAAGACCAAGAAGGTTGAGGAAGAGGAAGAGGAAGAGGTTGAGGAAGAGGTTGAGGAAGAGGTTGAGGAAGAGGTTGAGGAAGAGGAAGAGAAGCCCAAGCCCAAGCCGAAACCAAAACCTAAGAAGGTTGAGGAAGAGGAAGAAGAGATCGACGAGCCCAAGAAGGTCGGTAAGCCCAAAGCCTCGGAACCTGACCCCAAGACAGCAGATAATCTGGCGTCCATCTTAGACAGCTGGGACGACTAATCTGCCATCTAGCAATGCAGCCCCAGCACGTCTGGGGCTGCCCACAATAACAAAAGTGGCGGATCATGGAGACTTCAAAATTCCTTAAGCGGGTGATCGCGGAAGGGGGCAAGTATTGCCTCTTCGCTGCGAAAATTGACACCAAGATTAAAAAACAGACATTTCATAGCACGGTAGAAAGCCTGCTGAGTGCGTCGTATGCGTTGGATAAATCTGGCCATGACGTGTACTTTGGTCTGGGATCTTTCGACGACGATGGGCTCCGTAAGGCTGAGAACGTTAAGCTCATGGGCAGTCTTTTTCTGGACCTAGATTGCGGCGAGGGTAAGGATTACCCAGATGCCAGCGAAGCCCTAACGTCTCTGAATAATTTCTGCAAAGAATGGGGTATGCCGAAACCTTTGATGGTTTTCAGCGGCTATGGCGTGCACGTGTATTGGCCCCTGACTGATCCTGTGGCGGTTGTCGAATGGCGCCCTGTGGCAGTGGCCCTTAAGCGCGCGTGTGCAAAGCACGGTTTGCGGATCGATAACGCAGTGCCGGCGGACGCTTCGCGCGTGCTGCGCATACCCGGATCACACAATCGCAAATACAACCTGCTTGCGCCTGTTCACGTTCTCGGCGTGTCCAAAGGTGACGCGCAAAGATTGGCATGGTTCTCGGATATTCTGGACGCTGACGCACCGGCACCGGCTTCGATGGTCCCGTCGTCGCTATTTGGCAACGTCAAAATGACCATTGCCGACGACCCTGTGATGCAGAAGCTGCTGCGCAACAGGGAGAACTCGTTCAAGAAAATACTCCAGAAATCTATTGGTGGGAACGGATGCGCGCAGATTACGTTTATCGTAAACGAGCAAGAAAAAGTGGACGAACCGCTGTGGCGTGCAGGTCTGTCGATCGCCAAGTTTTGCAGTGACGGTGCAAAGGCCGCGCATATTATATCCAACGGGCATCCCGGCTATAACGCAGAGACCACAGAGGAAAAACTAACGGGCATCGCTGGCCCCTACATGTGCGATACCCTTGACGCTCTACGACCCGGCGTTTGCGGCGATTGCCCGTTTAAGGGAAAGATCAAGTCCCCGATCCAATTGGGCGCGGTAGTGGCAGAAGCTGACACATGGGAAGTCGAGGACGAAGCAACAGGTGAACCAACGGTCGTCTACAAAGACGGAACCGTCGGCATACCTCGTTTCCCGTTTCCGTTTAAGCGTGGCAAAAACGGCGGCGTGTACGTTGAAGAAGAAAACGAAGATGGCGGATACGACGATGTCGAGATTTACTCCAACGATCTATATTATACGCAACGTGTGCTAGATGTTGAGATCGGCGAGTGTGTTCTGGGTAAGGTGCAGTTGCCGAACGATACGCTTCGCGAGTTCCTGTTACCGCTGGTCGCAGCTACGTCAAAAGAAGAATTGCGCAAAATACTGTCGAAGAACGGCGTCGTTGTAAGCGCCAAGAAGTGGGATATTGTTATGGCTTACACTCAGAAATGGATCGAAGAACTGCAGACAACCACGGTTGCAGACGTCGCTCGCACACAATTCGGATGGACCGACGACAACTTCACCTCCTACGTGATTGGCAACCGCGAGATATTTGCAGACCGCATAGGGTATAATCCGCCATCCTCAAGAACGTCCTTTATGTTTCCTGCATTCAAACCTGTCGGCACTCTCGAAGGATGGGTGGAGCAGGCCAATTTCTATAATCGCGAGGGTCTTGAGCCGTACCAATTTCTTTTGTGCCAAGCATTGGCTGCACCTCTGATGCGCCTTACGCCGGTCCACGCTGCGATCTTTGACTTTTACAGCGATGGATCTGGGCACGGTAAATCGACAACACAAAAGTTTGCCTGCACCGTATATGGAGACCCCAGCGAACTCATGGTCAGACCCACTGACACTCTCAACATGCGTATGAACCGTCTGGAACTTATGATGGACGTTAACGTGCAGTTTGACGAGTTCACCGAGTTTCCGGCAGCAGATACGTCCGATCTAATCTATGGTATAACTGACGGCCGCCAGAAAGGTCGCATGTCATCAGGCAGCAACGATGAAAGATATCGCGGCAGACCTTGGCATACCACCGTTACGTCATCGTCAAACCATTCGATGTTGGCCAAAGTTTACTCGCTAAAGTCAAAGCCTGAACCAGAGGAGCAGCGCGTTCTGCGTTTCCACGCACAGTCATTCACCTTCAAAGACAAGAACGAGACCGATGTGTTCGCCAAGAGTGTGGGTAAAAACGCAGGGCATGCGGCCGAAGTATTTGTGCAGCACATAATGCGCGACTTGGATACCGCTAAAGAGTTGCTGGAAAGCGTTCAGCGCAAACTTGACACAATCTGTGGCCTCAAAATGGAAAACCGCCTATGGTCCGTGCAGGGCGCCGCAACAATCACGGCGTTGATCTTGGCCCGCGAGGCCGGATTGTTAACCTATGATCCGGCAAAGATGTTCAAGTGGGTCGTGCAGCTGATCAATGACAACAAGAACAGCGCAGTTGAGGCAAAGATTTCTGTCGAGGCAATCGTCAACGACTTTGTGCACGAGCACTACGGTAGCATTCTGTGGATCAAGAGCACCGACGATCTGCGCGGCATGGCGAATGGCAACGGGCTCGATAGTCTTGTTGTCCCCGAGATGCAGCCCAAAATGCGACTTGTCGCACGCTATGAAACAGACGTAAAAGTCCTCTACATTGTCATGCGTTCCTTTAAGGTGTGGTGCACAAAACAGCGACTGAACTACGACTCTGTGATATCCGAGCTTGGCGAAAAGATGGGCGGGCGCAAGCAAAAGATGCGGATGTCTAAAGGCACGAAGATGAACTTGCCAGCTGCCACTGTGCTTTCTATTGACTGCTCGTCATTGGATTTACCGGAGACCCCGAATGGAGGTTCTACGACTTGACGATATCGGGCCCGACGGGGTTAGGATGGTCATCGATTGGGACAAGATGTTGCCCAAGGACTCGGTGTTCATCCCCTGCCTGAACGTGGCAAAGGCCCACAAGCAGGTGCGGCCTATATTCGCGCGCCGCGGGTGGAACCTGAGAGTTCACGTCAGAGTGGAGAACCACATTTTGGGGCTTCGCATATGGCGATACACATGATATAGAGCATGTGCTGTCACTACTTTAGAGTTGGTTCTCCACTACCTCTAGGCCCCCGCGCTCCGGCACGGGGGCTTTTTTTATTGCCATATGGTGGCAGGGTTCCAAGCGTCCGTCATTGCCTCCACCGTGGCACGGTTCGCAGGGGAGACGTACATTCCGTGGGTGGTTTCCGCAGTCACTCGCAGGGACGCCCGATATGATTGGCGTTTGGTTTCCGGCAGGATTTGGTTCCGTGGATTGCGAGTGTTGAACTCCCGAATGTCCTCTTCAATGTCGCGTATTTGATCAAAGTCACCTTCGCTGCGCGCTCTGTTCAGACGTTGCAGCAGGCGGCTCTTACCCCGGTTGATCGCGTTGTTCACGTTCGTACCAAACGAGTTCATGTCCAGCTTCTGCGCATAGGACGTTGGCATAAAGCCAAACGCTTGCGCAGCTATGTTGAACCGGCCGATGTCATCAACAAGGTCCCCTCGGCGCGTTTCGATACCGTCACGTGAATACCGCATGGCGCGCAACGCGTTGGCGATGGATGATGGTGCGACACCCTCAAAGAAGCGTTGCACGTCCCCGTTGGCGAGGTCTTGGTACGGCCTTTCGGCGAGATACTTGAGAGCCATGCCGAGCACTGGGCCGCCAACACCTTCCGCCACCTGAAACAGAGGTGGTGAGTTTTGAGCCCCGAAACCGGGACGATAGATAGGTGCACCCAAACCGATACGTTCCGACATCTTAAGCCCGGACAGGTAGTCAACAAGACCGAACGTGCCAGCCTCGCCCAAAGTCATACGTAGCATTGTCTCGAAGTCGGGTTCGTCGTCGTCTTGGAACAGCAGGTCGTAGGCCCAGCCAAACTGCTGCGCGAGGGGCATGCCCATGGCACCTGCCATAACCGCCATGCCGCCAAACATACGGACAATTTGGCGTTGGGCAATACGACGATCCTCTGGGTCCGCACCAACGCTGCGCATGGTTGTCTGCGCGATAAGGTTCATCATCGAGATCGGGTGGCGTTTGAACATGTAGATAAGCGAGGTAAAGTTGCCCATCGAAGAGATAGGTCCTGCGGCTGCATAGATCGGCCCGTTTGACTTCTCGGACACGTTGACTGCAGTTTCGGCAGCGGCAAGGGCTTGCTCTTGCGTGAACGTGATATCCCCGTTTTCCAACCCTTTGACAAAATCTTTGACGGGCATGTCCTGCCTGCCGATGAGCTCCTGCATCTCAAGAATATAGGCAGCGTTCAGAGCGGTCTCGCGGGAATAGCGTTCCGCTTGGTGCTGCATGATACCGGTGCTGGCCGCGACCTTTTCCCACAGGTTCGCCTGCTCACCGAGCAGCTCGTCCTGCATGAGAGAGCGGTTGAACACCCCGTTGGCTTTGGCGAACTTGATCAGCGGCGCCAGATACGGTGCGTCATTGTACTCGGTGGAGTATTCAAAGAACGGCACCTTTTCCTTAACTGTTTCCACTTGACCCTCGGGTCCAACGCGAGTGACGGTGCGCTCACGACCGGCGGCCGCCAGTATTCTGTTGGCCGCGCCTATCGCACCAATGGCCCGCAGGTCGCTGTATGATCCAGCAAGCACAGGGTACACGAAGAGCGGTATCTGCGACAACGTCACAAGGGCAGTGGACGCGTTGAAGCCCAGCGTCAGCATGTACGTGCCGGCACCGAGGCCGCGTGACGCTTTCGATCTAACTTTGAACGGCGCCTCAGTGAAGTTCACCAACGTGTCAGCGTACTGTGTAGCCTCAGCACGCTGCCTGCTCAAAACCTCGGGGGAGAGGTTGGACAGGTTTGTGTTTTGGAACTGTGCGTTTTGGTCCCGTATGAGCGATCGCGCTCTTGCAAACTCCGCACCATACTTCAGGTCCGCCGTTTTACGTGCGATTTTCATTGCGCTGGCCCGCAGGTTCTTCAGCACATCGCCCGAGGCTTTCGGTGGAGTTATTGGCGTAGCGTCGCCTTTGAAACCGCGGATACCCTGACGTCGCTTGAACGAGTTGATGAACGACGACTCTGGCGAAGTATCCAACATCAAATTGATTATCTGCTGGCGCAAGTCGCTGGTTTGGCCTGTGACGGGATCTGTTACCGCTGCAAACTCGCCGGATGTGTCGATGGCGTCAAGCACCTTGCCGACGAAGTCCAGCGGTACGTCTTGGCTCGTGAAGCCCGCTGATGCTTGCTGATATGGGTTAATGTTGTTCACACGCTGACCTGCAGGTAGGGCTTCGAGAACGCGTATCGCGTCGGCCCGTTCCTCCACAGTCTCAAACGAATGCTTGAACTGCTCAACTTGCCCGTTCGACATGTCACCCTGACCGGTCACTGGATCAAAGGTAACAGAGAGTGGGTCGATCGCGTCGTATGACAGCCAAAACTCGCCCGAGCGTGCCATGTTGAGGTACGGGTCGAGCAGTTGCTCAGACAGGATCTTGTCGTA